CATTATCTGAGAGCCAAGTGCCGGATTGGCTACCTGAGACTGTGATGGATTTTACGACGTCGGTATTGGCTTCGCCTGCGGCTATGCTAAATTCAGCCACGTAGGATCGGCTTGCGTCAGTATTTCGAATAGCCACGCTGTAGGTGCCTGCCGGTGCCTTTACGCCGAATTGAATAGTAACGGTTTTGGCTGAGGCGGTACCGAACTTGAGGTCAGCAATACGATTGCCTTCGAGGCGATGTTGGATCAGAACATATTCTGACGACCCAACAGAAGCGTCGGCGGTGATGACGGTAAAGCGGATGCGGTTCGGCGATCCGGCTGGCGTGAGGGAGCCAACCTGCGCTACGGACCACGCACCTGTATTTATGATGTTTGTAGAAAACTGATCGACGGGATAAGAGAGGACGCTAGTTTGAGCGACCGCGCCGTTCTCTTGCGAGATCTGCATCCCGCCGTTGATGATGTAGTTCTTCTTCTCGATGCCGAGTGTGGCCCGCGCGATCGCCTTCGCGGCGTACGAAAGAAGTGTGAAGACCTTGAAATTGAGGTAGCGAACGTCTCCCGCCTCTTTGATAGCGGCCTCGCCAAGAGGAACCGGAGAGCCGCCCTCGCCAGCGAAAGCACTCATTGATCCACCTCGACGAAGTTGATGATGGCGTGGAGTCCGCCCTGCGATGAATTTGCGACCATGATATCGCCCGGCAGCATCACCTGTTTTCCGAGAGCGCCGACCGGGAAATGCGTTTCACCGGCAGGAATCTCGAAGTCCGGCAGGACGTAAGTGTCCACATTTCCGGGCTCGCGCAGTGCGAGATTGACCGAAGTTGCCTTCCCGCTCTTGTTGCAGAGGGACACTCCGAACAAGACCCATACCTTTCCGGCCGCCGGGGTGGCACCAGCACCTGCCGCGCCGATCGGCGTCAGGATGGTGCCAATGTCCCGTTGCGTGGCCTTTTTGAATGCCATCTTGGTTTCCTTGAAATGAGAGGGCGATTAGCCCAGGGCGATGGCCATGGCCGTCGCGAAGGAGCGACCGTCAGCAGTGACGCTCTCCAGGCCGGCAGCAGCGAGCTGCGCCGCGTTCTTGGCGGTCAGTGCGTCTTCGGCAAGCTGTGCCGTCGTCAGTCGATCCTGGGTGGTTTGCGCCGCGTTCGTGATGGTCACGTTGCGGCCAGCAAGAACTTCGTCGCGCAGAGCTTTGATCTGCGTCAGGTAGCTCATGCCCGCGATAGTGGTGCCGGCGACCGCGCCGATCCACCAGTCGGTGAATGGGCCTACGTTGCCGGATACCGACTTGATCGTGACGATCAGGACGCCGGTGTCCTTGTCGTAGGATTTCCGAGCCGCGATGGCATAGTCGTCAGCTGACCCTTCACGGGTGATCGCCAGGAACGGCGTCGGCGTGAAGAGGTCGCGCTGCGGCCCTTCATCAATGATGAAGGTGGCATCCGTATCCTGAGCCAGCGTGATGGACGTCGAAGACGGCGCGACCAGAAAGCCAAAGGTGGCCAACTGCAAGACGCGGTCGTAGGCAGGCTGAATGGTCTGGTTCAGTCGATCCAGACCGAAGAGTCGCAGCTCGTTAACAGCTGCTTCCCAAGCGGGAGAGAACGGCTCCAGCGCCCGAAGGCGCTGGTCGATCACTTCCATGGCTTGGTTCAGTCGCTTCTCGTCGAAATCCTCATCCGCCGTGAAGACAAGCTCAGGATAGTTGCTCGACATACTTGGAGACCTTTCCGGCCGCGGTCATCGCGTCGAAGATGGTCTTGTCGACCACATGATGTTGACCCGGCATGTAGTTGAACCCCTCGTAGGGGAAGACGCCGTTGAGCTGCACGTCGTAACGCACGTTCTCATCAGCCGCCGGATTGGTTCCGGCGGCCTCTTTCTTTGTTGCCATTTGCTGGTTTCCTGTGATCAGCGCTTACTGCGCGTAGTCCTTCTGCCAGCCGACGTGGAACGTCTTCTGGGCAGTCTGCGTGCCGATCTGCGTGTCCTTGCGGAACGCGGTGACGGCGGCGCCGAGGTTGAAGATGTAGGTCTTCTCGTAGGCGCCATCGTTCGGATCGATGACAGTGGTCACGCTCGACGGGCTCGCTACGGTCGCGAAGCCGGCGCCGGTGCGGAGCTGGCAGGACGCGGTGTGATACGCCGGATCGAAGAACTCGTAGCGCTCGATGACGCGCACCTGGGTAGATGCGGCCGGGAGCGTCCGGGTCTTCGAGATGTGTCGAGCAGCGGTTGCCGGACGCGAGACCTTGATCGTGCTGTCCGCGAGGTTCAGACACGGCATGATGTCGCCCGTACCGTTGAACACAGCGCGGAGCGGCAGAAGCGGCGGGATCACGCCACCCTGACCAAGGATGTAGATGTCCACATCGTTCAGGTTGTACCAGGTGGCGCCGACCTGCACCTCGTAGGACAGTGACGTGCCGGACGGCGAGATGGCGCCGGCCAGGATGTCGATCGCCAGGATGCCGCCAACCAGCTGCTGGGCGGCGAGGTTGATGACGGTGCGCTGGGCGCGCGGCTTGGCGCGGTAGAGCTTCATCCACAGGTCGCGCGTGGCGTCGCCCTGCGCGTAAGCACCGTCCAGGATGTAGAAGAACGTGCCCTGCGTGAAGCCCGTACCATTGACCGTTGCCACCCAGTGGTCGGCGGCAGTCGTGAGAACGACGGCGTAGCGCTTACCGGCCTTCAGGAAGGTCGGCTGCAGCGGGACCGTGGTTTCGGCGTTGAGCTTCATGTCAACGCGCTGGATGGTGGTCTGCGCGATGGTGTCGTCGATGCTCGGCAGGCCGTACTTCGTGACTTCCACGACGGCGACGTGGCAGGTGCCGACGTCGGCCAGGCGGGTGAACATCAGGCCGACAGCGTCGAGCCACATGTCCTGACCCTGCAGCCAGGTCTCAGCAACCTGGGCGCCGGTGACGGTCACCGGGGTCGTGATGTTGTCCCAATACGGCTCAGTCACCGTGTCGGTCCAGATCTGACGCAGACGGACCATGGTGTGGAGCAGGTTATTGGCGTCGATAACCGCGATGGGCATGCCGTTCAGGTCGAAGGCGGCCTGGAACTGCTCGCCGTTGCGCGAGAAGATACCGGTCATCGGATCGAAGGTGCCGGTCTGCCAGAAGTACGAGTTGGTGCAGACGGTGAACTGTTCGCCGTACCGGATGCGCTGGCGCGACATCATCTTCTGCACCATCTGGAAGGACTGCTGCGAGAAGCTGATGATCTGCGTTTCCGCGGTGCGAGCGCCGGTCGACAGCCACGCCTCCCGGTCATAGGCCGGGAACAGAACGCCATTCTTGATCATGGCGTACGGGTCGAGCGGGTTGAAGATCTGAAGCGCAGCGACGTTCGCCGCGGCATCCGGGAATCGGATACCCTCTTCCACCTTGACGCTCGACAGCGGATCATCCAGCTGCGACTTGTCAGTGGTGAGGAAGTAGTTGGCGTCGGAGTCGATTGCGGTGGCTGAGATGCCGACCTTAGACTCCAGCGTGGCGATCCGCAGCTGGGCACGAATCCACTGCGCCGGGGTGAGGGTCGAGCCCTGTCCGGCCTTGATGGAGGCGATGTCCGAAGTCAGCGTCTTGATCTGGAAGCCGGCGGTCTCCTCGAATAGTTCGAGGTCTTCGATCCGGTCTTCGTGGTCCTGGATGCTGACCAGATTGTTGTCCGTAACCATCGCGACATCCGACACGCCGGTCGGGGTCAGGGTCACCAGAGCGATGATCGTGTAGCCGGCGTCAACCAGCGGAGCAGTCGGGTCCGGCGCTTCGTTGCCGACCTGGACTTGCAGGTTGGCGAGGCGCGAGTGAACCATCGCGACGGCCTGCGGCTCGGCCTGGCGGGTCTCCGCATTGATCAGAAACTGGCGCGGACGGACGTCGGTATCGACCTCCGATCCCCAGGTGACGATCGCAGCGATACGCTTGCCGGCGACCGGCAGCTGCGTGATGAAATCCTTCGTCCACGCGGTCGAGCCCGAGCTGTACACCTTGCCGCCCGAATAGAGGCGGCCCGGCTGCACGGTGATCTGCGTCACCGCCGACTTCGCGGTGTCAAAGCCGGCATACTTTGCCAGCGGCGTTACCGCATCGGCGACAAGGTGGTCGATCGAAGCTTCGGCGAAGTCCTGCAAGCGAGTGAAATCGCTCGGATCATCGTCGATGTTCTCGTGAAAGATAATCTTGTTTTCCACAATGGTCTCCTGGTTCGCTTACGCGACCTGTTTGATTTCACCGAGCTTGAATGAGCCGAGCTTTCGTCGATCCTTGAGACGGATGACGCGGTGGGTGACGGTGTCGACGAGGACGGTGTCTCGAAGGGGCTTCGCAGCGACGATGGCGTCGCAAGCATCCCAGAGCTTCGAGTTGTCCGTGGTGGTCCGGAATCCGTTCCGGAAGCGGCCACCAAAGCCTCGTGCGTACGATCGCTTGTCTTTGATCGCGACGGTGGCCTGTGCCTGGTAGGCAGGAATGCCGTAGCGCATGTTGCCGCGGTACCACTTGGCCTGCAGGCCAGTTGGAAGGTCGCCCTTGTAGTGCAACGAGATCTTGTCGAAGATCCACTGAGGGGCGTCCGTGGGCATTCGAAAGCTCCTTCCTCGGAAGGAATTTCCAGATGCGCGGAAGTCCTGAGCTGGGCGCGCGGTGTGCGCTTCGAAGACCGGCACCGGTTTGACACTCTGCGGCGTCAGCCCTGGCGTGACCGAGATCAGATCGGAAGCGGCCTGGTTGACACGGACCGTGACGACGTTCTCCGCGGCGTCCGTGGACTCGTAGAACTTGGTGCCGCGGAAGCCGTTCGAGTGAAAGTCTCGATTCGTAGCCTTCGCGAACAGCAGGCGCTCGATCGTGGCTCCGTCGAGATCAGTCATCGCTTCGATGCGGACAGGGACTTCCTGCCCCGCCCGCGTCAGCGTCGCGCGGCGGCCATAGATCTGCGGTCCGATCGACGGCTTGCGGAAGCCATCGTTGCGGAAGCAGTAGTCCGGCATCCTGAAATCATAGTCGGTGGCCTGCTGCCGAATGACGTAGGGATAGAGCCGAATTTGCGGCAGCCGCCCCAGCCAGGCCTGAAACTCGTCGTTCGTCATCGCCGGGATGCGGTAGCCGCGAGCCGGCGGGACGATCAGATCCTTCAGTTCGGCACCTACCAGGTCGAGGTAGGTCGAGACGCCTAGCTTGGTGCCCTTGATGCGGTGGTGATAGACGGCGTCAGCGACGACCTTGCGCTTCTTTTCATCTTCCCAGTCTGGATCCCAGATGTCGACAGACAGCGACCATGCCAGATAAGGCAGATCGTCGATGTGACACTTGAACGGGTTCCAGAGATTCCGCAGGCGCTCGGTGTCGAGCGCGAGAAGTCGATCAACCTGTGACGCCAGAGTGCGCTCGTATAGCGTGGCGTTTGGAGCAAGGATATGCTCCATCAGGCGTTGTGCCATGGCTACTCCTGACGGGTGTTGGCCACGTTCACGCTGGCGGAATTGATCCACACGCATCCGCCTGTGCCGACGTTGATGTCCTGGAAGTCGGTCTCGACATTCTGGACACCCTCCTGCGTGAGGGCAGCGAGGACGGCGGAGCGTTTCAGATCTCGGCCGATGAGCGCCACGCGGTTGCGCAGGCTCGTCAGGGCCTTGTTGACGTCCGCGAGGATGATCGCGGCATCAGGGCCAGGGTAAAGCGTGATGTTAGCGACAATGTCGGTCGCGATCTTGGTGACCGGCTTGACCGAAATGTCGTCAGTGAGAGGCTTGATCCCGTTCTGCATCAGGCGGTCGTAGACCGCGTCGATCACCGTAGAGGTGGGCACCGGATCGGCGCCGTTCGTCATGATGGCGATCATCACGCGGCCGGTACCGCGCTCGGTGACCGCGGAGACGTCGCGGACTGCGCTCGATGCGCTGAGGGCGTGATAGACGTAGGCGCCTTCCGACCCTGCGGTCGTGAAGGTCTCCATCGAAATCTGAATGCGGCGCCGGAACGGTTCGTCCAGCTCGCCGTTGAGACGGAAACATTGGAACCTGGCGCCGATGACGTCGAGATCGGAGCCGGTCGCAAACGGCAGCATGCTCGCCTTGGCCGCGGCATTGATGCGCTGGCGGACGATCTCTTCGCCGTAGGCTTCAGCCTCAAGAATGATGTTGGTTGGCGACTGCTCAAGCTGAAGCGCGGCGGCGAGCGCCGGGTTCTTGGCGAGGACTTCAGCTTTGTAGAAGTTGAGCAGCGCTTCGTAATCGATCTCCTCGATCACCTTCGGAGGAGGCAACCGGGCGAAGTCGATATAAAGGCGGGGTGACTCGAAGGAAGGCATGGGCTCGCTCCGGCAATCAGAGCGAGACCGTCTGCTTGATCACCTTGATGTTGTTTTCGATTAGGTCGATGCCTTCGAGGGTGATGCGGATGACACCGTCCGGGCCGAACTCGTCGATCGAGACTCGGCGGATCTTGAACTCGGGCTCATAGGTGTTGACCGCCGAGATGGCAGCCATCATCCCCTCCATGATCGTTTCCTCGTTGCCGGGCTTGTCCTGCATGTTGAGGAAGTCCGACCCCCACCACAGGCGCATCAGGCGCACGCGGAGGCGGGTCGTGAGGATCACGTAGATGCTCTGTTTGATCCGCTCCCAGCCGGAGATCAGCTCCCCGGTGAAACGATCGATGTCGACCATGTGCTCCGTTGAAGACGTCGCCATGGATCGCCCCGCTTACTTGCGGCGCTTGGAAGCAGCCGGGGTGTCGATGGCCTCTTCGTCTTCGGCCGGCACGTCGGCAGTAACCGAAACGACGTCAGCGGGCGCGGTCTCAACACCATCTTCGACGAGGGCGTGCTTGAGATACTTGGCCTCGTTGTCGGAGAGCATTAGGACGGTGCCCGGCTCGACCGGCAGGCCGTTGCGCCAGATCTCGGTCGTGGTCGTGTACTTCTTCTTCATTTTGTCCTCAGGGTTAGGCGATCGGGATCGGAAGGCCCGTCTGGCCGGGGCCAGGCATTACGTTCAGATGCTTGTGCGATCCGCCGATATTGTTGCCGTCGTGGCTGACCTTGCCGCCGGTCTGCTTCCAGCCTTCTCCATCGAGCGTCCAACTCGTGCCGCCGATGGTGACTTCCAGCTTTCCGTTGCTCATCTTCCAGGCAGTGCTGTCGCCCTGCTTCATCTCGATGGCGTCATCAGTGAATTTCATCGACGACTTATTCTCGCCGAACAGCACCGTCAGGTCGGTGTCAGTCAGCTTGACATCTGCTTTCTTGTCGCCGAACTTCAGGTTCACGTACTCGTCCGTGTATTCGACCTTGGCCTTCTTTTTGCCGACCGTGGTCAGCTGGCCGTCCTTGGTCGTCTTGACCTGAACCGTCTTGTCGTCGCCGTCCGCATCGACCTCAGGGATCTTGCGGCTCTTCTGCTTCTTCTTGCCGCCCTTCTCGTTGACACTGTCCGTGCCCGAGGCTTGCGACTGAGAGCTGCTGTCATCACCCCCGTCATCCTGCTGCTTTTTCTTCTGGATGATGAGGTGGTTGGTATCCTTGGTCTCGCGAGTCCACTTGTTGAACTTGTCGCTCTGACCTTGCTCGCCATCCTGACCGGACGACCCGCCTTCTTTCTTCTGCTCGTCCTCATCCTCGATCAGGGTGACGACTTCGTCTTCCTTACCGTGGGGCGACGGATTGTCTGGGCCGTAGTGATACGGCTCGACAACGGACAATTCGGCGTTGCCGCCGGAGGATCTGAGGACGACCGGCATCCCCTTCTTGGGAGGCTTCGAGACCTTGATGGTGCCATGCGAGAAGCTCTGCCAGGGCTGCCAATCGCTCTTGAACGTGTCGTCGGCGCCGGCCGCTTTGGACTCCTGACCGCTTGGGGTCATGTCCTCGCCGTCGTTCATCTTGACGTACCAGCGCTGGTTCTCGAACTTGACGTCCGTGATATGTCCGTAGCGTTCCTTGTTCTCGAACTTGCGTTCAAGATCCTGGAGCCTACGCTCCATGCCCATAATTGCTCGCACGTCTATTCCTCTGGGGTTAGATCGACGACCTCGTCGTTCTCCATCCCAGCGGCATTGTGACCGTGCCCACGGCCGGTGACGTTGCTGCGCGGCAGCTGCGTGACCTGCTGGCCGTTGTAATAGATGAACTCGCGCGCCTTCGAGCGGTTGTTGCCGATGGTGAGATCGCTCTCCCATTCGACTACTCCGATGGAGACGCCTTCGCGTCGAAGCTCTGGCTGGCTCAGCCGGCTGAATTTCACTTTGGTGGCCGGCGCTGCATCAGGATCGCCGAACTGGTTCAGGTTCGCCAGCACGGCGACGCGCTCGACCAGCTCCCAGGCACGAGCGTCAGCGTCGCGCTGCCGTTGGCCGTCCTGGTCGATAATGACCACCACGACACGGAGGCAGGCATTCATCTCGCCGGTCATCTCGTGCTGCGTGGTCGTCGTCATGACGGCGACTCGCGCACAGGGAGTGTTCAGCGACCAGTCCGAGATGTCGTGCTCGTCGAACAGACCATCATACCATTCGACGTCCCGCAGTTCGGGCGCGGCTGCGGCGATGGTCTCGCAGACTCTATCGCGGAAGGCGACGATCTTGCTCATGTCGCCTCCTCAGGCCTATCTCTGAAGGTAATCCCGGAGCATTTTCTTGATCCGGCGCTTGTTCTCCTCGGATACGCCGAGGAACGGGCGAGCCGGCACGCGCTTCGTGCGGCCAGGGCGTCCGTGGTGTTTCCAGCCCTTCTGGTGGAAGGAGCCGTACTCGGAGTCCGACCTGATCGTGACGTTGGTGTTACTCACGTCCTCGACGGAGATGCCCTTCGCCAGATCTCCGGTCAGGAACAGGATGCTGCTGTGGCCCTTGCTGTCGATCGTGCTTTGAGCAAGCTCCGCCCACCTGTCTCCCTTCGGCGACTTCTTCTCTCGAAGGATACGGTTCTGCGTCGATCGAACCATGTACTGACCGATGTCCGCCATCAGCGGGTACAGATTATGCGTCCGGTCGATCGTTCGCTGCAGGCTCTGGGTGATGCCGGCAGCCGACATCGGAGCGACTTTTAGGTTTACAACGCCCATCAGCCTCTCCCGATATCGAAGATCCGTCCCTTGCGCTTCTCGTTGATGTCGGTATCAGGGGTGCCGTCACCGTCCGTATCCACGGGCGGGAGACCAAGACCAACCTTGCCGGCTGAAATCTTGTCGAGCAACGCGAGTGCATCTTCGTAACGGATGCGCATTTCTTCTGTTCGGCCGCCGCGTTGCAGCGCCATCTTGTAGACGGCGATGTCTATCGCGCAGTTCCGAACGACGCCCGGCGTGGGCACGACGGGGATGGTGTACTGAGCGGACAGATAGGCGTTGCAGATCTCGTCTGCACCCTGCAGGCCTCGCTCAATCACCTCTTCATCGGCTACGCCGTCTTTGTTGACGTCGGAGACGCGCACAAGGAGATCAGCGCCGTAAAGCTCTTCGATATCGTCCTTGGTCGCGTACATGTCCGATCCTTACTTCGCCTTGTCGGCGGTCTTCTTGGCGGCCTTGTCGGCTGCCTTCTTCTCGGCAGCAGCCTTGTCGGCAGCAGCCTTGTCAGCAGCTTCCTTCTCAGCGGCGGCTTTGTCGGCGGCTTCCTTGTCGGCGGCAGCAACGTCAGCAACAGCCTTGTCGGCGGCGGCATCGGCACCGTCATCGACGGTAGCGACTTCGACCTCATCCGCACCCGCCTCTTTGGCGAACAGGATGGCAGCGCGCTCTGCACGCACCTCGTCAGAAACGAGCTTGCGCTTGCGACGTGCTTCCGCAGCAGCCTCGCGGGCGCGATATCCCTTGGGGATCATGAAACTCTCCGTTCGAACGAATCCTCCCGAGCCGAAGCCCGGGAGGTCCGTTTGTTTACACGCTCATCGTTTGCATTCGAGCAAACGATTAGGCAGCCAGCTTGTGCTTGAAGGCCACCATGCGCACGAGCTTGGGATCGTACACGCGGGTCCAGTTGGCCGCGGTCGCCAGCTCAGCGTTGGTCGGGGTCACGCCGGCCTGGGTGCCGCCGAGCCACTTCACGCCGCGTGGGTGCATGACCCACTGCTTGCGGTTCACGATGTACTCCTGGCCCATGCCCTTCAGCGCCTGGCGCTCGACTTCCACGGGAACCTTCGGAGCCTTTTCGCCGTAGCCGATGGCGCCCTGGCCGAAGATGTAGGTCGTGAAGATCTTGTCCGCGCCCACTCCCGACACCGGCATGCCATCATCGACGATGACAATCTTGCCCATGTAGACCGGGATGGTCAGCTTGCCTTCGCTGTCCGGGACGTAGTCGATGAGGTCAGCCTTGACCATCGCCTTCAGGGTCAGCGAATGAACCGCGACAGCCGTCAGGCCGCCGGCTTCGTCGCCGAGCAGGAAGGTCGAGTCGACGAACGAGTCTGCGTCGAACGCAGCCGCAGCTCCGGCTGCGCCCGAGATGTCGTTGACGTTGCCCGTCATGTTCGCGGCAGCCATCGCACCCGCGAGGGTGTTCAGGAGAGCCTTCTGCATGCGGATGTTCCACCAGTCCGCGAAGCGGTTGGCGATCGCGTTGATGGGGTCGGCGCCGGACAGGTCGGCAGCCAGGTCGGTCGAGCCGAACGCCTTGGCGCGCAGCAGCTTCACGGCCACGTCCTGACCGGTGGTGATACCGCTGACCGTCAGGTCGGTGGCGTCGTCGATCACGACTTCGCCGTTGCCGTCGCTGGCATCGAGGTCGTTGAAGAACGGCATGTTGACCGTCTTGCCCTCGATCTGAGCGTCAATCACCGACGTCAGGTCGGTGATGATTCCCGACTGGAACAGCTTCGACTTTTCAGTCGTCAGCTGCTGAACATAGGCGTTGAACTTGGTCGGGACGATCATGTTCGAAAGTGCAGTTACAGACATTTCTCACTCTTGGAGTTGGTCTGGACCAGCATCTGAAACGCAAAACGCCGCCCCCGAAGGAGCGGCGTCTGTTGTTGTGGGTCGTGGTCGGCGTCGTTAGTCTTTGACGCCGGCCGCTTCCTTCATCTGCTTGGCCAGTGCGGGGTTGGTGTTTTCCAGAAGCCCCTGCTGGGTGAAATTGAACGTCTCCTTCACCCACGGATTTGCCGTGCCGGTGTTGGAGGCGCTATCGGAGCCCGGCTTGACTCCGAAGCCGCGCTTGTCTTCAGCCTTGAAGAGCGCTGGCTTGGACACCTTGATCTCCGTGAGGAGGTCGGTGACCGTGACCGGAGTGCCGAGGTGGTCTTTGATCCGCGGGTTGCCATTGGCGTCGACGACGTCAACTTTCACCTTGCCGTCCACCACGCTCGTTTTCACGAACTGGCCGGCGAGAAGTTCGATGGCATCCCGCGCATCGTCCAGCGGATTGAGATTTGCAAGTTCGGACTTGATGGCGTTGTCGCGCATCAGAGTCTGAAGCTGCCCCGTGAGGCCAGTGATCGTGGTGTCCTTGCCCGTGACCAGGTTGGTCAGCTCGGTTTCCCGCGCAGTGAACTGCGTGGTGAGCTGGCCGCGCAAGGTCTCGAACTTGGTGTTCGCGATCGCTTCGGCTTCCTTCTCAGGATTGAGTGCCGACAGTCGTGCAGCGGTCTCGACAGCGGTGCGAGCCGCGTCGGGGGTGATGTCGCCGAAAGCCGTGATCCGTTCGAGAGCGGTTCGAGCCGCAGTGGCGTCGAGACCCTCGTAGGGGGTGAGCTGTGCCCGGAGAACGGAAACATTGTTCCGCTCCGCACCAAGTGCGGTCTTCAGGCCGGAGACGTTATCGAGTTCGAACCCGTCGACTGGCGTCACGTTGAGATAGAACTTCCCGTCCTTGGCAACGTAAAACCCGCGATGAGCCTCATCGATGGTGGTGATATCTGCAACAACTGCTTTGAGCATATCCATCCCGGAAATGCGGGGCATCCCGCCCCTCGTGATAAAAGAAAAGCCCCGGCATCCCGCCAGGGCTTCGGTGTCATCCCCGAGGATCGGGGAATAGGTTTTCGCTTCGTCGAAAAATCATCCCGATCTTTCGCTTTGCGGAAATTTCTTCGGCGGCGGCGCGGGCGTGCGGCGCGCTCTTTGATCTCTGTCCGTCTTGTGCGGGAATGCGAACTGAGACCGCCGAAATCGCGCTCCAACCGATGAAGATCGGGAGCGCGAATTTGAACGGGGCGCCGGTTCGCTACGCTGGCCCGGACGTGGCCTCGATAGACCAGGCTGCAGAACAGCGTGGCTCAAAGAAAAACCCGCCCAGGAAGCTCCTGAGCGGGTCTGATCGCCTATCTGTGTTATGCGCTATGCTGCGCGAAGCATCTCTTTCGGATCGATGACCTCGAAATAGTCACCAAAGTTCTCGGGCTTGCAGAACTCAATCCCATCCTCGTCGTTGAGGAGCACGATGTCGCCCGCTATACAGGACTGCACGCCCCAAGGCGTCGCCATCGTGAAACCGCCATGCGGGTTGATCTGCAGCTCACCGGATTGGATCCGGTTGATCAACCATTTGGGCGGGGTTTCGTCAGCAGCCTGACCCCAAAGGGGCATCTTGAAGTGCTGAACGAGATAGGGCTTGCGCTGGAAGGTCCGCACGGTCACTCCATTTGCATTACAGCAAATGAGAAACCACAGTACCGCACTTTTGTCAACCCCTGCTAATGCAAATTCGAACAAACGCCCGCAACCACGGCTTAAACGTGGCAACTGTGTGACTTTTACGAGAAAAGCCACCTCATTGCCACAAGGGCAGCCACGATACTGATCGCTGGGATGTAGACCGTGGTCCACTCCTGGGTCGATCGGATTTTGCGCAGCTCGGCGACAGCGGGGTCGGCCGGCTCAGGGTTTGACAACACTGAGGGCTGGCTTTGCATTGACCTTGGGTCGAGATTTGACAACCGTTGCGGCAACTTGCTCTCCCTTTGCCTTCCTTGGCTTCTTCACCGGGAATTTCGGATCGAAGCAGATAGGGCAGCAGTAGAACTCATCCCCGATCAGTTCGCCATTGAAGACGACCGACTTGGGGATCATTCGAACAAGTTCGCGCACGAGGGTGCCCTGCTTCTGCGTGCAAGGCTCGCAGAAGTAAGGGACTACCGATATCGTGAGTTCGACCTTTGCCATTCGAACAAGATTAGTATCCGTTCGAATGCGTTTCAACCTCAAATTTGCTTTGTGGGTCGATTTTGTCCGGCTGGGAAATTGACCGGAGCCGCGCTGCCAGTCTTGCCTGCGCCCGTGAGGTTGGGGTCTTTTGCGGGATCGGCCTGGGTCCATCGGCCCGGCATCATTCCCTCGCCAGCTTCGGCTTCCTGATCGACAATTTGCCACAGCGCAGCCTCAGCGGCCACATCGAAATCCTCACCGAGGAAGTTGCGGTTCTTCAGCTCGGTCAGCATGACCTCGCGCGAGATGCCGCGGCTTTCCCACATCTTGATGATAGTGGCCGCTTCCTGCAGCCGGTCCTTCGTATTCGAGAACTCAGTGTTCAGGAGCACGTTGACCTTGCTGTAGTCCTTGCCGGACCATGCCGCGGCGAACTGCACGGCGCGCTCGATGGCGTCCTGGCAGTTGATCGCCATATCGTGGACGACCGAGTGAACCCGGGTCTCCTGGATGTCGCGCTCGTTCTGAGGCACATACTGACGGTGAGTCCCCGTGACCGGGTTGAGTGCCATCATATCCATCTGCATTTCGAGGTGTTCGAGATCCTTGAAGCCGGACTCGATCGCGGTGCCTTTGGGCTCGACATAATACCAGCGGCCATTGGCCTCCGGCGCGTAGAGCACCTTGTACGGTCCGATCGCGAAACTGGCCTCATCCTCGCCGTCGATCTGCACGCCGGAGCACGCCAGCATCGGGAAGCGGGCCGCCGCGAGGATCGAACGCTGATCCGAGGACGAAATCCAGTGCTCGATCTGCTTGTAGGCCAGGTCGATGAAGACCGGTCGCACCAGATAATCGGCTTCCTTCTCACCCGCATAGAGGGTGACGAAAGGCACCTCGGCCAGGTTGGTGATCGGCGTCTCGTTGACGAAGGTCCATGATCCGCCGCCGGCCGCCGCCTTCTGCTCCCAGAGCTGGACGATCCCGTTCGTGGTCCCGGGCTCGATCTCAATCACGCGGAGCTGGTTGTAGAGGACTTCCTTGAAGCCCTCCCGCGCCGTGCGCGTGCCCTTGACGCGGACGTGGAACGTCTTGATGTCGCCGCCGGCATACTCGTCGTAGGCCGCGACGACGTCGGACGTCTTCAGCATCTTGAAGAACGGACGCGCTCCGGATGCCTGCTGAGCCGCAAGGTTCGGCATGTTGTAGGTGTCGGGATGATCCACCAGGATGTGACACATGCCGTCCAGCATGGCGTTGTTGAACACGTTATGCGCAAAGACGTGCAGGTGGTTGCCCTGCATGTCGATGTCCTTCGTCCACATATCCAGGTCGGGATCGGAGTTCTCCAGCCGGAGCAATGTGCGGAACGGCTTAGCCGATGCGGCATCAACAGCCTCGCGCAGCTTGTTCAGCGAGAATGTCGCGTTCAGACGGGTCTGATATCGAGTATCCGACTCCTTGTCGTACTGCGGCAGGAACGTCTGGTTCTGCGCTCGCATGGTCTCGGTGCCGCCATATACGGCGCGGAGCATCGAGATGCGGGTTTGCATCGTCGTGAAATTCGACGCCATTTCACCGGGATTTCCGGTCTGCGGCGACTTCACATAAACGGGGGCATTATCTGCCATGGATGGAGAGTCCTGACGTTACCAGTCAAAGACCTGCGCCCTGCGCGGACCGAGTAACTCGTTGAAGGCGTCGGAAGCGGCGTCGACCTGGTCGTCATGCGTGCCGAGCGGAAACATCTCCAGCTCGTCAGTAAATGCTTGATTCCAGCTCGCTCGCATCATCTTCACGTTGCGGCCTTCGCACTGCGCGGCGAACGCGGCAGCACGGGTGTCCTTCGGTCCGGTGGGGCGGACAGCTTTGATCTTGAAGCCGGCGAGCCGGCGGATGAAGCTCTGGGCCTGTGACTTTCCAGCCTGGCCCGGATCTTGTGGGATGATGATCTGCACAGACCGGCCGTCGTCCTTGGCGGTCTGGAAGATCTTGTTTTCGACCTGCAGCGGAGAGCCGCGGAAGCGGATGACGTTCTCGATGTAGAAGACGCCGTTGACGTCCTTCGACATCAGGACTCCTACCGTCCAGTCGCCATCAGACGATGCAGCCAGATCCCACGCCCGCACGCGGACGCGCTTGGCTGGCACCTCGGCAGGCGGAGCATCGAACCAGGAGGCCTTGAACATGCCGCCGTCAGCCGACATGGGCTGCTGCTGATACAGTGCGGAGAACGAACGCTCGCCAAGAACCTCCTGGCGATCCATCAGCGCTTCGTAGGAGAAGCGGTTCGGCGCCAGCGGCTCTTTGGGTTTGCGGCGGAGCGCGTCGAAAGGAACCGTTCCGTCATCGAGGAGGATGTCCTCCTTGGTCTCGGCGGTCTTCTTTACGATCGGGAGCGCCGGCAGCGTGAGAATGTCCCACGGCAGACCCTTGCCTTCCTTCATAAGCTCAATCAGGCGGCCGGCGATGTCGTCGTAGTGCCAGCGCGTCAGCGTGAGCACGATCGCCGCATCTTCTTCGAGACGGGTGTAAACGACGTCGCGGTACCAATCCCATTGGTCGCTGCGGAAGCCCGCGGACTCGACCTCTTTTCGATCTTTCACGGGATCGTCGATCAGGAAGAGATGCGAGCCCTTACCGGTGGTGCCCGAGCCGACGCCGACCGCGTAATACTGGCCGCCCTGATCCAGCTGCCAGTCATCTGCGGCGCGCTGGTCGGTGCGGATATTGACCTCGGGGAACAGCGTCTGAAACTGCTCGCCCTTGATGATGTCGCGAACGTTTCGGCCGAACGAGGTCGCGAAGTCGGCGTTGTACGATGCCGAGATAACGTTGCGGTCCGGGTGCTTGGCCATGTAGTAGGCCGGGAAGCGCCGGGTCGACAGCTCACTCTTGCCGTGCCGCGGCGGCGCGAAGATCATCAGACGCTTGATCTCGCCGCGCTCGACCGCCTCCAATTTCTTCGCCACGATGTGGTGAAAGGGATCGGCGTAGTATTTCGGCAGGGTGTAGGTGGTGAAGTCGATGAGGTTGTCGCGGCCACGCCTGCGATGCAGAACCTCAGCCGCCGCCTCCTCAGGGGAGACGTCGTTGTCAAAATCCACGATTTCTCTCGGATGGTTGGAGCGGACGGCGAGGATCGAACTCGCGACGAACGGTTTGGAAAACCGGGGCTCTACCGCTGAGCTACGTCCGCATGTGAAAACCCCACGCCCGCTGGCCAAGCGGATCGTCCTGTCAATTCAGGACTTCTGGTGCGGTCGATCGTCACCGGGTACCGAGGTCTCCGGCTGCCACGATCGATCCCGTCAGGGGTCTTGTTTCGGTTAATGGGTGGTCGCCTTCGGCTTCTCTGCCGGCTTGGCGCGACCTGCGATCTCCATGAGGTCGTCCTCGGACATCTTCTTGACGTCCTTGGTGACGTTGAGGTTGGTCGTGACCTCGTCCTTCTGGGCCAGGTAGTTCTTGCCGAGGAAGATCGCGGCGGGCGCGTTGCGATCGGCGAGAGCCAATTGCTTGCGACGCAGCGACACCTTGGCGTGCTGCAAACCGTCCTCCCAGACGTCGCGCGCCTCGGGATATTCGTTGATGAAATTCTGGAATGTGCGAGTGACGCAGCCGAGAACAGCGGCGATCTCGCCCTGGGTACAGAACAGCTTGGCGAGTTCGAATATGGTGCGCAGCGTGTCCTCGTCGGGCTGCAGCATCGTCTTGCGCTTCTTCAGGGGCTCGGCCAGCTTGTCGTCGAGGAAGCTGTCCTTCTCATCCTGTTTGGCCGCGGCTTCTTGCGCCGCAAGCTCGCGGGCTGCGGCCTCTTCCTTGGTGGGGCGGCCACGCCTGCGCGGAGGCAGATCGGTCATTTTTTTGCTCTTGTTGGGGTTTCAACACCTGCGGCTCGAAACGGCCCGAAGTGTTGAAACTCGTTTGTGTCAGTGCAGAGGTCCGATGTCCTCGATGTTGAGGTCTCGGATATCGACTCCGATGATGAGGCCCTCCGGCGGCATCGCGACCATGAGGATCACGGCGTCGCGTGGCTCGTCGACTTCCCGATGGAACGCATCCAGCATCTCGACGATCGGCGTAACGAAGCCGCCGTCCCAGTGGATGACGCCATTCTCCAGATCGACTTCCCAGCTGATGCCCTCGGGATCTTCCACTCTCACGGTATCAGCGACTTGATCCAGTCGGAGATGCCCTGCCGGGTCATCGGCCCGATCTTGGTGCCGACCACCTCTCCCTTGTCGAACAAGATCAGCGCGGGGATCTGGCGCACGACATAGCGATTGGCGGAAACCTGGCAGCTCTCGACGTTGGCTGAGACGAAGCTGACCTTGCCGACCATGTCGAACTCGATGTCCTTGATGACGGGCGTCATGGCCTTGCAGGGCTGGCACCAGTTCGCTTCGAACTTGACCAGGACAGGCGATTTCGCTTCCAGAACGTCGCTCTGGAATGAGCTGTCGGTGACGGACTTCATGTTACCTCGAAAAGATCTTCTTGAGAGAGGATATGCCGGCGACGCCGCAGATGGTCAGTACGATTTGCTGCTGCATGCTGTCGTAGGGCGATGGGAGCGCGGAGATGGCCCAGCTGCCGACGACGTGGCCGAACAGCGGGATGCTGTCGAAGACGACAGCCGCGACGTGGAAGAACAGGACAGCGAATGCGACCGGCACCATCCATGCGGTAAACCAGTGCTCACGATCGCCGTTACGCATGTCGGCCGCCATGCGGGCGACCTCGACCTTGTAGCGCAGCTCGGCGACATTCAGCGTGACGTCGCCGCCGACCGCCGTCTTGAACTTTTCAAGGTCAGCATCGGTCTTCTTGTTCAGCCACGTCAGAAATCCGGACGCGAGGCCCGGGATCAGGGAGAGAAGTGCAAACATGATGCTGCCTGAATCTGGCACCGGCGTATGGTATCGAACCATCTGACCGAGGTTTTGGAGACCTGGCCGCGACCTACGCTCGCCGATGTGTTGATGAATTGCGCCGAGCTATCGGAGAGGAGCGCCATACTCAGACGCCTGTCTCCGGAGCCTATTACTCCCCACCCTCGGCCGGCGAACCGGCGGGACGGCGCAAAATGAATTGAACCCCAGCCCGATTTCTTCAAGCGACGGTTAGACCAGTCGTCGGGACGCGATGGGGGTATGCGTGCGCCTTACGGCTTATGGTTTCTGAAGACGAGAGCAACCCGTCTATTCAGATATCGTATTCTTTGTCCCAGTCGTGCCAGCTGTCGTGGATGACTTCTGTGTCGGGCTTCAGCTCCTGCTCGACGAGCTTGGCTTCAAACTGAGCATTGACTTTATCTCGGATCACCGTGGTGCAAAGTGCGCAGTCGCACTTCCACCGGCCCCGCGCCCTGCGTCCCATCAGCCCGGGACGACGAACTTGAGGCCGAAGCCGCCGGACGCCGGCCGCCATCCGAGATAGAACTCGACAGTGCCGTTCCAGAAGGCGACGAACGGCATGATGCCGATGCCCTTGAATAGCGCGAACGCGGCAATCAAGGTGAGTGGCCACGCTCCGACGAGCAGCCAGGGGAATTTGCCGAAGGCCGGCAAGAACCAGGCGCCGAGTGCGGCGATGGCGAACACCAGGAACGCTGGCAAGCTGATGCCGGAGACGATCACCGACCACTTCCACCCTGTCATGGGCGGAGAGACGTCGCGCAGCGTAGTGGCGAGCACCGGAGCGGAGCCGTAGACCGTGTAATTCTTGTCCTCGGCACCCATGATGAACCCGACGAAGTTCATCAGCGGGTTGCGGCAGAAAAACCAGTAGAAGATCCGCAGCGCCTGGTTGGTCACCTCGGGCAGATACGGCTCGCCGTTGTTGATCGTGGGGACGGTCCAGCCATCGGGGCCGACGAGCCACCACAGCGGGTTCAGCTTGGTGAGAAACGGCACCGCAACGCGGTCCGTCATCGTGACAGAGTCGATCATGCAACCTCGGATGTGAAAAGGAAATGCCCGAGGTTTTGCAGCAGAGCTGATTTGTTCTCGGACGCCGGCGCGAGGTAAAGGAGGAGAAACCCTCGCGCGGTTGCCGGGCATCACAGACGGTCGACGCTTGTTGCGCCGCTCCCTGTTAAGCTCCGGGAAATCAGGAAGAGCTTGGCTCTTCTGTTTTTGTCGCGCTGCTCTGCGCTTCGGCAGCCTTCTGCGCCTCGTGGAGGCGACGCAGTTTCTGCCGATGATCCTGACGCCGAAGCGCGGAGAGGATCTTGATCAGTTTGGCTTTCATCAGGCGACTTGCTCCTGTGGGATTGACCAGTTGCGGGGCAAGGTTGAGACGTGCCCGTGCATGGCGACGTGCGGCACCAGCCGCTCCAGCACCCAGTCGGTGTGTGCTTGCAGGACGCCGCTCGCCGGGCGCACCAGCTTGGCGTGCTCGTAGATCTCGGTCAGCTTGTCGCCATACGCGACGGCCTGCCAGCGATCAGCCGGCAGTTTCAGCCAGGCGATCATGGCCTGGGCGTGCCGCTTGGAGTCGGCAACAACTATGCTTTTCATGGGGTCAGGCTTTCGCCATGACGCTGTCGATCCAGGCGTAGAGGTCTGGATTATCGCGACGCGCCATCATCAGGATGGGAGTGAGGAGAGAAACCACGCGCTCTTCGCCGGCCCGGGACTTGAGCCCTGAGGCATCCCAGCAGGCGTGCATGATTTCGTGTTCGAGGGTCTCGGCGAATGACTCGTCGGTGATGTCGGTGCGGACCCGGATGATCTTGGCGAACCGATCGCAGTTGCCGTAGCAGCCCTGCTGCTCCGCTTCGAGCGGATCCCAATGTTCGAGGGCGTACCGAAACACGCCGATGCGTATCGTCGCCGGCAGATTGTCTCGCTTCAGCGGCTTGCGTCTGCTCATGGCACTTCGGCCGCGTTGCATTCGCGGATCATCGCCTTCAGCTCGTCGCCGCCGATGAAGACGACGTTCGGGTGTGGCACGTTCGGCTTGTTGCCGTCCCAGCCGACAGACTTGAGCTTCTCGCGGACCTTGCCGGGATATAGGCTCCACATCAGCTCGGAATATTCTGGTGCGTGCCGCGTGGTCGGCTTCTTGTTGGTGCCAAGGTAGTAGGTCGTCACGGATGCCGAGTGAAAGCCCATCGAAGCGTCATCGGTGACGCAGTATCTTTCCGGCGGCAGGATGCCGAGGAACAGGGTGCAGGCGGAGACGCAAGGGCCGGCGAGGACGATCTTCGTGCCAGCATCACGCATGTCGGAATACATGCGGACGTAGTCGTTGATGACGCCGCCGCGATCTTCCTTGATCTTCAGCGTGGCAGCGCCGGCCGGCGCCAGGGCAGCCGTCAGCAACCCACCCAGTAGGGTGAGGGTTTTCAGGAACTTCATGAGCGTGCTCAGGGGTGGCGCGGTCAGCCGAAGATCCGGGCCAGGACGTGCATCAGCACGACCAGCGCGAGGACCAGGAGGACGGGCGCGAGGACAACAATGCGATCGAATGCTCGGAGCACGCTCATGGCGGCTATCCGAAGAGGAACCGGCAGATGAAGTAAATCAGCCAGGTCACCAGCGTCAGCACGACGGTGACGGCGGTGCGAAACAGAGCCGAGAACAGCGGGCCGAAATCGAAGTCGCTGTTCATGCGCGGCAGCGGCTGCGCCAGATAGGCGATCACGAGGATGACGTTGAGGGCGAGCAGGACGAACCAGGCCTGCATCACACGATCCTCGGCTGGACGCCCGGCGTCGAGATGCGCAGCTTGGCGCGTTGGATTAGATCTTCGAAGGCGTCCATTTCCTTCATCGTCGGCAACCAATGCGGGCGCAGGATCACGATGTGATCGTACCGCCTGCCGAGCAGCTGGCTGTCGTAGTTCAGGATGTCCCAGCTCTCATCGAGCTTGAAGGACACTTGGTAGGCAGCGCCGACGCAATGGTTGGGCGCGATCAGGGCATTCGAAGGGGTGGTCATGGCGCATCCTTCGCGGCCGGCGGCCGGCGCGCTGCTGTTGATTCTGGGGCGCAGCCCCGCGGCTATTTCGTCAGGAAGAGTACGCCTCCGATGATGATCACCGTCATCACGGCGATCAGCGAGGCGATCGTGAAGGCCTCGATGTCGATGCCGCGTCGGCCTTTTCGGCTGTGGTCGAGCAACATCAGCATCATCATCACGGGCATAGTCGATCCAGTGGCGGCAGGAAGGGTTCTTTGAACAGGCCCTTCTCCATCGCGACCTGCCTGATCGCATTCTGGAGTTCGGCGGACCTCTTCGCCTTGATGGCGGTGATCGGCGTGTCGCCGCCGAGCATCTCGTTGCCCTGCATCATGAACATCTGCGCCTCGATCGGGCCGATGAGCTTGTCCAAGGTCTGCATCAGCTGCAGCGCGACCGCCGCGAGCGGGCTTGTGGTGATGCTCTCACTCCGGGCCATGTTCGAACTCTTCGACGAGGCCGCCGGAACCGGGATCTAGGCGGCACGCGATCTCGACCGCCTGCATGGCAGTGGCGCCCGCGAACATTGCGCCGAGCGCCAACTCTTTGCCGGATCCCATGGCGAAGCACTGCGGCTTGACTTTGAACCGGCCAGCGTCTTCGAACACCTCGATCGTGCCATCCGGCGAGATCACGATGCCCTTATCGTATTCGCCGCGCTTCGGTGGCGCGAAGCCGTTGCCCGCCTTGAACCAGGCAAGGAACTCCTGCGCGAACGCCGCGCTGCCGCACGCGCCCGCCAGCAGCCGATCGCGCTTGGCGATCTTAGTCATGCTGGCGACGATGATGTTGCCGCCGATCACCCGGCTGTCGGCGGAGATCTGGCCGTATTTATAGGCGACCGTGGTCATGCGACCTCCATCTCCCGATCGGGAGTGCGCCGCAGATCGACCAGGAAAGCCGTCTGGCGCGGTGCGCCGTTCATGGCCAACAGGCTGTCGAGGCGCGTCAGATCGTCCCAGTGCTCACCGCTGTGAGCCTGCACCCCGTTCTGGCCTTCGAGGCAGCTCAGAAACGTGTAGCCGCCGACCGCGGTGTGCCAGACCACCTGTCCGTTACGACGCATGGCGATCAGGTAGCAGTCCATATCGTCCTCGCCATAGCCGATGACGCGGCAAACGTCGAAGCCGAGTAGGACCGGCTCGTTGAGGTGCGCAAAGCACTCGTTGTAGAACTCGGGATGGCCGATTGTACCGCGCATCAGTGCCCCCGCAGAAACATCAGATAGGCGATCACGATGAGCCCAAGCATTGCGCCGCTCATCTCGACCATCTTCCGGCGCTGGTAGCGCCGCTGGAAATCAGCGACCGCACGTCGCCGGGCTTCATCTTTCGTCATGACGTCCTCAGGTTCGGCAGCCTCCCGCACAGGAAACCGGCCTTTTAGAAATTTCGCTCAGGCAACCGCCTGGTCTTGGGTGGGGTCTTTCGTTTCGACCCGGTCGACCACCATCTCGATGGCCTTCTTGATCGCGACGTAGCGGATGAAGGCGTTCACCTCGTTGTCCGGCAGGTCGTAGAAGCTGACGGTCGATTCCGGGATGACCTCGGCAGGACCGATCGGATCGGCCAACGTCAGGAAGCGCATGATCCGGGTGACCGGCGGCATTCCCGGCCGATTGTGGGGCGACGGGATGCGTCGCCAGGCGTTCAGCTCGTTGTCGATCGCGTCGAGCGCCTCGTCGATCAGTGCCTCCTTTTGCTGTGCCTGCATGCTCAGAACCCGTGCTTGGCCACGTAGGCCAGCGAGTAGCCCAGCATCGCGCCGACCGCCCCGACCGCCCCGATCAGGGCGACCCAGAAGCAGACGGCGAATATCACGCCTTCACGAGCTGGAGAGGTCAGCGGCATCAGCATCCTCATTGGTGGACCCGTGCTGCGCTCGGCAGGCAGCGGGTGTTGAAACTTTGTCGCGGAGCGACTGGCTAGACTCGCCGAAGTCGTAGACGTTGAGCGGCACCCGAGGTCGCGATGTCGATCGGTAGTGGACGCACCACGTCGAATGCGGGCTCAAACCGTGGGGGTGCTCCGGCGGCGCGTTGCACCAGCTGCAGCGCTCAGCCATGCTGGACCTCATTGCGATAGAGCCGCGCGACCTCGATGCGGTCCTTGAGGTTGGCGGTGGTCGAGAGGACGAAATCCAGCTCGTCGATGTCGGCAATGCCGAACCGTTCAAACACCGCGCGGACCGCCAGCGGCGTCGGTGTGTTCGACTCGCGCGCCGACATCAGTCGTCGCTCCGCAGGATGTTGGCTCCGACGATCAGCACCGTGCCGATCAGGAGCGCGCCGCCGGTCAGCGCCACCAGTCTGATGGTGAGCGCGCCAAAGGCAGCGATAAATTCGAGGTCATGCAGCACGCTTGCTCCGTTTGCATTCGATCAAGCCGTCGATCACGCCGAACTCCTATCGCGTTGCCGCAGGGACGGGTCTGCGGTTAGGGGTTAGTGGGTCCGGGAACCGCCCAATGTCCCGGTTGATGGCCGGGCCGTGATCGTCGGGGCTGTTTTGATTTGCACGAATGCTAATCTACAAAAACAAATACAGGGGTGGGGCCGTTTTGTCAAATCCGGCCCAGCCCGCCGCCGGCCTGGGATCCAGATCAGGGCGAAGCCCTCGCCGGCCATGGCGATCAGGATGATGATCGAGGTGGCCGTTTTGATCACGATCCTGATCAGGATGCCGGTCCGCAGCGCAGCGTCGCGCGTGCGTAAAGCATGGTAGTTCTCTATCTGGCAGTTCTATCTGGTAGTTAGGCGGCACCAGGTGCCTATGCGAATGTCGTGACGTGCCGCTGCGGTGTCGTGAGGTGCCGCTGCCAGGTCGTGAGGTGCCGCTGCGAAATTACCTGTCGCGGGCCGGTTTTGAACGTCTCCAGACCGGATCTTTCGACCGCGCGTGATAGACCGGTTCCAGCGGGTGGAGCGCCTGCATCAGCCCGATCCTGGCGAAGTCAATTGGTCCACCATCAGCAGCCAGCAGCAGAGCCTCAGCGGCGGTCTGCCAGACAACCTTCGCCTGTTCTGCCTTGGGTAGCTTCAGGATGTAGGCCCGGGCATCGCTCAGCGTCCTCAGGGTGCCACCCTTCGGCAGCGGCACGGGTTCATGGAAGGACGCGGACCAGGACATGCGGCAACGATACCAGCCGGCCGTCACCCGCGCGAGTCTATCTCAGGGCGAAGCCCTCGCCGCTCCCGATGATCCGTAAACAGATCAAGATGGCACCTTATGATCCCCTTATGGATCATTTGGTCACCTGATGATGCCGCGCGCCGCACTCACCAGGCCACAGCCTGGTTTTCAGCACGACGAAACCAGGCTGTGACCTGGTGCGATGAACCTCCCGAACAGGAGGGGGTCTTTTATTGCTGGGGTACCCTTGAAGGCACATTAAGCCGGATAAGGTGCTTTCAAGGGCGCATTCGCGGGCCGCAACGAATGGCACACCACCACAGCCAGTCAGAGCTGCAGGATGGGAACGGTATCCCAGCACAGGCGGAAATGGCCTTTTAGGGATGGGAAATATGAGGATGGGGCCCCCCAAGGGGTGGTGGGGGTCTAGGAAAAAAAACTCGCTCACTCCTAGGACTGCAGTCTCATTTTCAAAAGGAGTATGTTCCTAGCGTCTAGGAATATGATCCAAGCTGATAGTTTTCCTACACTGTGGCAGGATGTCGCAGCTGCAAACTTTCTTGGCTTGGGACGTCGTTTGCATTGCTTCTAAAATTCGAATGCAAAGACTCACTCGCTATGCTTCTAAGTCATTGATTTTGTTTGTATTTTCTTGTGCGACTGAGACTTACAAACTGTGTCTTTGATGCTTGTAAGCTATTGATTTTGTTGAGTTTTATTTTCATGTTTTCAACCGTGGTTTAACTGTTATTGTTTGTTTGTGAGCAACGCGGTTGTGTTGCTCGCGGGCAGGACAAGGCCCGGGCAGACAAGGCCCTTCTTGTTCCCCTCTTTCCAAGAGGGTTGGAGCTAGACAAAGGAGACTGATTTTCACGGGGTTGCTACCCTAGTACCTGTAGCGATAGCCCTGCATTCTAGGCCCTTCGTGGCGTTGCCGTATGGCAGATTGCAGAGTGTGTAGTGAGGGAACGGACATAGGCAACCATGGCGCAACGTAGCACCCTAAGGCGGGATTGCCCTTGCATCATGGTTCGCGAGCCCCGGCCTTGAATGGCCAGTGATATCAGCGGATTTTGTACCGGCTATTGGACTAGGCCGACGACGAGTCGGAAAAATAGCATCGGAGAGCCCTATTCAGTTAGGTATACCGTTGCCTGCTAGTATCGGAAATTATGGCTGCAACCTTGTACGGGTTTAAGCTTTGCGGTGGATAAGGCCCCTTTGGGCGTTGTCGGACGACTATCAATTGCAAAGCTTTCACTTCCAAGCTTCTACAGCGCGCCTTCACTCAGTGTTGGCTAGGCCTCTGCAGTCATGGTTTACCGGCTTCTGGACCCTCTCCCTATACGGCAATGGCATGCTTTGGGACGGCCAGAAGCGGCGGGCATAACCTTGCGACCATAGCGCTAGGCACTAGCCGGATAGGCGCGACGCGCAACCTTTGCAGCGTTTCCAGTCCGGCCGAATTGCGAGTAGCAAACTAGGCGCGATCGTTACCCCGCCTGACAAAACCCCCATCCAAACCACGACGAGTCCGAGTGTCATCTCAACCGGCGCTCGGACTCTGTCTGGTGTTTGCTTATCCGGCAAGCATCTCAAGGGTGCTTACCCGATAGGCGCAACGTCTATCGCATTCGTCCCCCATGTCAAACAGGAGTCCAACTATGTCGAAGACCACTGCCGTTAAGGAAGCCAAGGCCGCAACCTTCACTCTCATTACCGGCACTGCCGATATTGAGAAGGCCCTCGCGTCGATCAAGACTCGAGGTGCGGCCCTGCAACAGGACATTCACAAGGCCGGGTGCTCCGTGCTGGCGCATGTCGGCAAGCACAAGGATATCCGCCTCGTCACCAAACTGCTGGACGCCATGCCCGACATGGCCCGCAAGAATGCCATCAAGGCATGGTTCGAGTCGTTCGGTCCGGTCATCTTCGCGGAAGATGGCAAGATCGCCTATCACCCCGCCACCTCTCTGCGCCTTGGCGACGCCATGGCCATGCCGTTCTGGCGCTTCAAGCCTGAGCAGGCCTACGTCCCGATGAACGTCGGGCAGGCGCTGGACCAGCTCATCAAGAAGCTGGAAAAGGACCACAAGGAGACCGGCAACAGCCATCTGGCGATCGTCGCTGGCCTCTCCAAGCTGCGCGAGCAGTGCCCGGAAGAGGGTGACGTCCGCGCTGCCGCCAATGCCAAGGTCGCAGCAGCCGTGACCGCTGCCCCCGCGCCCAAGGCCACCCGCAAGGCCAAGGACGCCACCACTGCGCCCGTCGCCGACGTCGTCGCAACCGACGCCACCACTGCGCCGGAAGCGATCGCCGCCTAATCCACCCCGTAACCCGCCCTACCCCTCGCGGTTTGCGCCCTGTGCCGGATCTCCCCCGTCCCCGGCACAGTGGCAAGCCACGCTAGAGGTCCGCCTATGCCCCACCTGTCGAAACGCAAGGTGGGCGGCATCTGGTTCATCCGGGTGTTCCGCCTGCGCTTGTCCGTCTGCCTCGCATCCCCCGCCCGGAGTCCGTCCCATGCCGATGCCCCTCGCCGTAAATCTGCAGCTGCACCACGACGGATCGTGGACGACCTTCCGCGACGCCAAAGGCAAGCCCGTCGTCTACCCGCTGACACGCGCCACCCTGAAGGCTGGTCTCACGCAGACGTGTAACTGGCGGCTGGTCTACGTCACCGATGGTGCAACCGCCGTCACGAAGCTGTCCGCCGAGGCCATGCTGCACATCGGCATCCCCGCCACCCGCGACAAGCCTGCGCGCCCCGTGCGCCCCGTCATTCGCAAGCCCTCCGTTGGCCTCCTCGCCCGCGTCGGCAAGGTCGACCGATCCGCCCACGTCCAGAGCTGGTTCAGCAAGGTCGTACGAGCCTAACCCCATCCCCTCACGGTGAAGCGCCTGCCTTGCATCACACGGGATGCCGCACATGCGGGCACCGTGAGGGTACCCATCCCGCCAACAGCATCGACTCTCCCAACGCCACAGGTGCGCCCATGATGACCCAGACCGAAGCCCGCCAACGTCTCAACGTCCACCGCATGACGCTGCGCCGTACCGCGGCCGGAGACTACCGGGTCGCCTTCGCGGATCGGTCCGACAACGAGGCCTCCGCCTACTACACCGACGACCTCGACGACGCCGTCCTAACCGGCGCCCTGATGCGCAATCCCCGCCCGAAATCCGTCCTCCAACCCGATCGAATGCAAACGAAAGCCAACCATGTCCAATCGTGAGTTCCTGTCCACCCTCTGGCGCGCCGTCCCCCTCGACATGCGCATCGCCTTCCCCTTGGCCTTCGCCGGCACCTTCGTGGTGCTGTGCCTCGCCACCCTGAACTGAGGGCCAGGCCATGGGCATCCACATCGAGACCTTCCGCGACCCCGGCATCGCCTACCGCTTCGCCCGCCGCCTTGAGAAGATGGGCCTGCACCCCCTTGTCCTCGACGGCTCGCCCGACAAGTATGGCCGCATCACCCATGACGTAATATGGACCGGCGTCCGATGACCGATATCGAACCGCTCATACGATTGGCCAGCGCGACAGCCCTGGCCTTCACCCGCCACGAACGATCCTACGACGTCATCACGGCCATGACCGGCATCCAGCGAATCCGGTCAACGCACAAGCGCATGTTTTACTACGAGCGGCTCTGTCGCGACGTCGATTTCATGCTCGATACGCCCGAAATGCAACTGCGAGTTGGTACAAACCCCGTGTCTAGGGCCACTCGACGCTGAAATTGCGCGTAAAACGTGCATAAATGGTGTGATTTGGGGGATTTCACCCCATTTCAGGGTGATCTGAGCCCGAAATTCGAATTGCGCTTTTAAGGAGAGCGAAAGGAGCGTTGGACAGCCCCTGTGGTGTTCTTCGTGTTCTCGCTTGGTTTAGGCCCTGTATGGCCCGCAAACGTGGCTCTCAGTGCGTCCAGCTGCGGGTGACACCAAACCATCTCCAGCTCTCTACCGGCTATGTCTCCCTCTCCTGTGATCCCTCTGTTGTCTGCTAGGGCTTGAGGGTGTGCTTGTTCGGCGGCCCACGAAATTTGGGCCCGTCTCTGTCCTGAATTTGTATGCAGATTTCGGACAATTACTGTCCCCTGTTGCCGATCTTTCTTCCCCTTGGGAAGCGGCAATCGTTCCGGCGGCCCGCGATGGGCGAACGCCCCGAAACCCTTACACAGCAGCGCTTTGAGCGCTCCGGTATCCGGCAATGGAAGCGGCAATCTGCCTGCGTCCCGGGTGCCGTCTGACCCTCATTCTGCCGATCCACCCTGCCGATCTTTCGGCATTGGGTCCGGCTCGGTTTCAACCCCGCAATGGAGCTGAACGCGATGCTTGACCACCTCTCCCTGCTTACCCGTGAGTGCGCCAATCGGTGTCCTCGGTCCCCTAATCAGGTGGCTGCCTTGATGGCAGCTCGCACGATCCTGGGCGGTGTCGGTATCCCGGCTGAGCGGGTCCGGCAGGCGATTGTTGACCTCGAAGCGGCCTTCAATCTGGCGGTCTGAAAATCCCCAATCGGGAATTATTCGAGCCCCTTCGGGCATTTATTCGGGATTTATTTCCGAATTATTCGGCGGACCGATCGCGCCCGCCGTAGGTATCCCAGAACCGCTGATCAGGCCGTTCCGAGGCTGTCAATGTCTCATGAAAATGCGGCGCTGTGATGACGAATTTGCTTGCATTGGCATTCGATCTAATGCAAATGACACCCGCGAATGCAAAAGGACGCCCGCGATGACCGACCACAAACAGCTGATCCTGAAAGCCCTCGACACCATCCGCTCACTGGTCGCCGATCCCGCAACGTGGACCACGGGCACGATGGCCCGTGACGCGCAAGGGAAGAGCGTTGAGCCTCACAATCCATCCGCCGTCTGCTTCTGCACGTTCGGCGCCGTCCACAAGGCATCGCCGCGCCACCTGCGCACCGCCATCTGGTGCAAGATGGGCGAGGTGTCCTCCCGCCTGTATGGCTGCTCCAGCGTCATCGACGTCAATGACGGCCTCTTCCCCATCGCCGATGTCGAGCCGCGCCTCGCCGCGCTGGCCGTGATCGACGGCACCATCGCGGAAGCGAACGCCGCGGAGTGTCTGTGATGTCGCAGGACATGACCGACGAAGCCATTCAGGGCTTCCTGTGGCTGAACGGCGAGGGCAATCGCTCCGACCGCAATCCCTACATCCCGACCTCTTCGAGCTGGGAAGCGTGGCAGATCGGCCGCTGGCTCGATGTCACTGGTCGGCCGAAGCCTGATCCGAAGGAAGTCCGCACCTCGCGCGGATCGACCTACCACGTCCGCGACATGAAGGTCCGCGTCCACGCCAATGGCGAAGTAACCCGCCTCACCTGAGGCAATTGCAGCGAGCGCTTCGCGCTTCCAGAGGAAACACCAATGACCCCGCATGTGTTCGACCACACCCCGACGCGACAGGAAGTCTTCGACGAGGCCTGCAACTTCTTTGCCACGAGCGCCGGCCCGTCCATCAACAGCGAGAACGACAGAAACAAAGCCGGTTGCCTCTATCGTGGGCCGGAAGGTCGCGCCTGTGTCGCTGGCTACTTCATCCCGGATGACGCCTACGACTCCAAGATGGAGAGCGGCGACAACATCAACTCGGGCAGCGGCATCAGCAATATCTGGAAGCGCTACCCCGACCGGCTGCCGGCATGGATCGGCGACAACCTGTCCCTGCTGACCGAACTGCAGGGAACGCACGATAACGATGACTGCCGGTCCGCAACCAAGGCCGCCCATGGTCTGCCCGGTTGGCATCATCCCGAGCTGCGCCGGTTGCTGAAAATCGTCGCCGACCTGTTCAATCTCAACGCCACGGCGATCGAGCGCATCGGGGCAACCAATGCCTAAAGTCTTCATCGTCCAAGGGGACCACTTCCACGTCCCCGGCCGGGCCATGTCTGCCCACGTTACGCCGGAAAGCGCCGCCCGTGCCGCCGCCAGCCTCGTCGATGGCTTGTTCGCATGGATCGAAGAGCCAGAGGACGCCAAACCCGAGACTTGGGAGGCCGATCTGCTCCGAGCGCGGAACGCCCGTGCTGTCCAAATGGGCTGCAAACTCGTCGATCTCGGCGACGACGACGGAGACGTCTGGATCACCGAGCTTGAATGCGAAGGCATCGGCGAGCCGGTCGGCTGGGTGTACGAGCTGGCCGGTGCCATCAACCCGGAAACCCGCGAATATCTCAGCTGGTCTCCGAGATTGCAGTTCAGCATGCCCAATGTGCCGAGTGGCGCGGTTCGCAAGTTGCGTCCGCTTTATGCTGGCGAGGAGATGAAGTCATGACGGAAAAACTGGTCAGCGTCGCCATCAAGCGAAATGGCGAGACCCACTCGCGTGGCTTCAAGTCTCATTCCGACCTGCGCGCTGCTCTGGGCGATCCCGATCCCTATCGCAAGAACATGGGCGACGACGAAGGCTTCCTGACATCGGAAGGCAGGTTCGTCGGCCGGTGGGAAGCGGGAGACATCGCGGCACTGGCCGGACAGATCCGCAGCCCTATGGGTCGCGAGCTGCTGTCCTCCGACATCAACTGGTGAAGCCATGCGACCGATTACATTCGAGAACGCCAAGCGCCAGTATGTCCACCGCTACACGATGGAGCATGTACCGGCTTGGTCGCGGCATCCGCTGCCGCCACGGACGGACGGCACCCCGCGGCATTATGCGCCGCAATATCGCACCGACCGCGAATGGTACGACAAGACGCTCTTCCCGGGTGAAGGGCATGTCGGCCGCCGTGAAACGCACTGCTACTCCGACGGCCACACCTTTCCGATCGGCCTGTTCCTCACTGAGCCGTACCGCATGGGATTGCACCGATGAACGTCTACAGCGTCGACATCAAGATCTGCGCTACCGCCTACATCAAGGCGGAGAGCGAAGAGAAGGCGATAGAAATTGCCAATCGCGAGTTCGCCAAGAACAGCGGCATGGAGCTGCCGGACAATCTCGGATGGCTGGAAATGCCGATCACCGGACTCTCCTACGACAGCCCTGATCTGCCAGACGTCTCGCTCTCCCCCGCTATGACCTTCTACGGGCCATTCAACGGCGACGAAGAAGCGGCCTCACTGGTCGAGATGGACGTCCCGGCCGAGAAAGAGCCCCGCAAGCTGATGTGCATGGTCTCCTCGCAGGGTACAGCATGTCCGGAAACCGTGCTCCTGGTCGATACGCCGGAGGAGCGTGCGGACCGGGAGGCGCGTCACTGCCGCGGCGGCCCCGACGATCCTGTCCCCGGATCCTGGATCGACGCTTCGGACAACGAAGCGGTCATCGATTACGTCACCGACACCTACGAGGACGAAGGCCAGGACCGCGAGAGCTATTCTGACAATCAGGATCGGGAGAGCTATTCGTGAGAGCCAGTAAGGCAGAGGTTCTGATCCTCAGGAACCAGGTGCAAATCATGACCGCACTATCGCTGCTGATGCAGCGGCAGAATGCGCAGCTCCGAGAGCGCGGCATCTCCACAGGAGGTGAGCATGCGCAGCTGACCGGCGCCATCAGCGAGACGCTGCGTGAGGTCACTGAGGCGCGGACCTGGCAGGAGTGATCGAGGCTCCCACCCCGGACTAACTGAAGCCACGCGGGGAGCGGGAAAAGGCGACGGTCCTCAGAGACGCCCTAGCTACAGGCACGTTGACCGTGTGCCTGGCTAAGATGGGCACCATAAGCATGATGGACGTTTGCGCGGATGAAAAGCCCCGCGCTCATTGAGAAAGGTTCGGCGCACCAAAAGTCGCCGCGCTCAGCTGCCAGCAATGGACAGCGACGGCCGGGAGCATATCCGGCCACCCTATCAATCAGCGAGGCCACTATGCCGAAATACAAAGTAACCGTTACCGAAGAGATCCAATACCAGGTCGAGGTCGATGCGGATGACGAGGATGCAGCGATCGAGGATGCGGTCGAGGTGATAGTCCACGCTGAAGATCGTGACAAATACTTCGTCGCCTGCACGGAACGGTACGGATCAATCCCTTAAAATACTGACCTACTGAGGCCGGCAGCATATTCGGCCACCCTGCTCATTGCCCAGCACATGTGACCAGCTCGGCTGGATGTGCTGTGCCTGTGAGCAACGGAGAACGACCATGAAGAAGTAATCGGCCCCCACTGAGAACCGACAACAGACTGGACTACTGAGACCGGTGAAGCCGGGAGCGACCGGACCCATTGCGCGACCAGCGGCGCGCCAACAATTCCGCTGGAGCTATTTCCGGGCACAGCCATGGCTGGCTGGTTGCTCGAATGAAAACGGAGTGAGGAACAAAATGAACAGCACTCAGGTCGGACTTATCCTCGTTAAGTTCGAAGAATACATGGAGGGTTCCACCTACGGCATTCTCATCACCACGAAGTCTGGGCGGATGATTGCCGGGGACGTTCGTGGAGTTGGTGGCGCCATCGCCCCATTCGATGTCCTCAGCATCACCCCCTATCAATCGGTTGATCCGATGATACCGACAACACAGGGCAGCTACCCGGTCGCGATGGTCGATTGCGATAGCATCGAGTGCATCACGCTTATCGACCAGCTTGAGGTCTGGAAAAACAAAGAGCCGTCGACCTAGCGGGCGGCAATCACCAAACGCACAGCCGTGTCTGGCTGGTTGCTCGAATGCAAAGAGGGATCGCAAATGAAAGCGCCAACGTCGTCCCCATGGGGACAAGTCCAGAACTGCAGGGAGCTTGCTCCTGGCATCTGGAAAGTCGACACCGCGCGCCACGGCGGCCTCAAGCTATCGGCAACACGTAACCGTCAGGTGCCGGCCTACATGCGCCAGCCCGGCGGCTGGTACGAGGAAGACTGCGAATGGGCGATCGTCGCCACCGTCTTCGAGGCCAAATTGCCGCCCGGACTCACGGCCGATGCGCGACGCACGCTGCGCAACTACTTCCCGGATGCGTTCGAGGAGTGGACCGGTGTGAAGCTGGTTGAAGGCGAGTCCTTCAAGCGCGACGAGCATAACTTCGCGATCGACAACGAGAACAACTTCGTTGTTCGCTCCGCGAGCGGGGATTGGGCTGATTGGGTGCCGGCCGGCATGGTCGGATGCACCGCCAAGCGCGGCATCGACGATGTGACCAAGAGCTTCTTCGTCCCCGCCGACGAATACGCAGCACGAGGCTCGCACGGCTTCGTCATCGACCTCACCCGTCACAAGGAAGTCAAAGATGTTTAAGCGCGCCTATATCAACATGACCTTCGCTGCCGATCTTGACGCGGTGCCAGGCCTCTTCCATCAGGAGAGCGACTGGGTCGATCTGATCAAGCAGCGGCTGACGCTCGGCAACAGCTACAAGCCGAAGATCGACTTCCATTCCGTCGAGGTGACGAACAACACCTGCATCGACGGCATCGGCTGGGCGCCGCGCCCGCCGGTAAAGCCGGAGTCTATTTCCACCAACTATCTGGTCATAGAAACCGCGCTCACCGTCTATTCGATCCTCGAAGACCACCTGCTGGAGGATCGCGCCACCCTCCCTGACGGCCACGTCGATAAGGAGCGGGAAAACGAGATCATTGCGTGGTGCGCGCAAGAGGGCGCCGCCGGCCGCCGCCGCGCTTCCTGGGATATCGCGCCATTCATCGAAAAGGTCTGGCGTGAGGCGTCGCAGAAAGACCGCGAGGGCTTCATCACCTGGGATTGGGAGTTCATTCCGGAACTTCTGATGTGGTGCTTTACCTACGAAAGCGACGTTCCGCAGCCGATATCGAATGATCCGACAGCCATGATGCAGGCCTATTACGCCTGCGTTGCTTTCCGCGAGAGCCAGAAGAGTGGAAGGCCCAGCATCGACCACATGCACGAGAGCAACGACGACCGCTTCGACGACGTCAGCGCACAAACGTGGTGACGACTGTGCCTGCCAACCTCAACTGCCACAGCTCAGACGAGGTCAATGATCTTATCATTTGGCTCGACGATCACCCTGAGCCAGGTGATTTTGACGGCGATGCGACAGAGAACGAACTGCTCTACGGGCACATCACCCGCAGGGCAGCTCAGGACTGGCTGGTCGCCATCTTCGAAATGCGGTCGAGCTATCCGACGTCGTTCCCCGTGCCTAACGCCATCGTGAAGGTGATCGAGGCTGTCATCGCGGACTGGTGCGAAGTGGTGTTCGCGCACCGCGATGAATTTCTCACAAAATTGGATCGAGCAGCATGACCAGATTATCCCCTCGCCTCAAGGTCCACCCAAACGGTTTGGCGACTCTATCCGGCATCCCGGCTACAGACCTTGTGTCGATCTTCACTGCCGCCTCGATCCACCACTACGAGACGGAGAAGAATCACGAAGACAAGGCCGAGGCGGTAGCCGCCGAGATTGCGGAAAACAAATATGGTCTCGGCTGGTGCGTCGAACGCAACTATCACGACGACGGCGTGTGGATGCGCCGCATGCGCATGCTGATCGACAGCATCAGCAAGTCGAAACCTTACGATCATGGCTACGACAATGTGCCGGTGCTCAGGCTCGATGGGATCGGTCGATGGTGTCGACTGCGCGCCGTTCGCGAGGAGCGCAAGGGTCGTCTGCGGATCGACGCGATCATGAAGTCAATTCACGAGAAGTGGGAGGCCCAACGTGGGAACCAATTACTACGTCGATAAGACGCCAAAGTGCATGTGGTGCGGCCACGAGCGCAGCGTGCTGCACATCGGTAAAAGCAGCGGTGGATGGCGTTTCGTCTTCCGCGCTCACCCCGAGCTGGGCTTGAACAGCGCCAAGGAATGGTACGCCTACCTCGAAGGCAAGCGCATCATCGACGAATACGGCGCCGAGGTCGATCTCAACTGGCTCAAGGGCTACATCGAAACCAAGATGGATGGCCGCATCCACCACACCGACAACAAGATCCTCGATCCCGAGGGTCATCCGATCGCCAACTACGAGTTCTCTTAACTCACAATCGCCTGAAAGGAAGGCAATGAAAATATCTGTGAAGCGCGCACTCAAGTTGCGCAAAGAGCTGGAAGCAATGCTGACCAAGGTCGAGTTCCCGATCCAAGGTCGCCTGTCGCTGCTGGTGCCGAACAACATCTCCAGCCCCATGCGGGAGATCATGAAGGCAACCGCCTCACTGGCTGATCGGCTCAAGGAATACGAGGATCTGTCGGCCATGCTCGCCACGATCCGCATCGCCATCGCCAAGGCGAACGTCGACCGCGTAGAAACCATCCTCGCGACCATGGCGCACATCGATCGCCGCGTGGTGATGCTGAAGAAGATCGCATCGGCCGCACCGACTCCACCTGAGGAGGAGTTGAAGGCGAACGTCGACTATCACGCCAACCAGCTGCGTGCCGTCGATGGCCGGTCCTACGGTGGCTCTGCCGGACAGACCCTTACATTCAGTGCCATCTCGCCCCAGATGGTGAATGATGCTACGGAGGAATTGATCAGGTTGAAGCGCGAACGCGCCGACCTGGAAGACACCCGCGCTGGTGCGAATGCATCAACGCAGATCGAGATCGACGATGATCGCGGCGAACTTCTCCGGAAGCTCGGCATGATCTAGTCGGTGGGATGGGAGACTGAGCTGACGCACACCCGCTGCTTTTGCAGCACCAGCAACAGCCCTTGATGGCACAAGCTCTTCGTTACCCGGTTAAACACGGCACCTATGAGGGTGCCTTCGTCGATCGTCCCCGGGCCTATGAGCAGTCGTGTTTCGTCCGTCGTCTGTTGTTCGTTGTCTGTTGTCCGTGCCGATGATCAGTCTCCCATTTCCGCAATGAGCGTGCTGGCCCGAATCCCTAGATGGTCAAGACCTGCACGTAATAGTCCGGTGGTACCTGCCAGCAATGGCATCAGATATCCGTGCGCTCACGGAGCAAACCCGGCTGGTGGGGTGGAAAGCCCCGCCATTTTTTTGCCCTAGTATTTGCTTGAATTGTAACGCAAGATCATGCAAATGCTAAAGCCAACGGAGGATGAAGCGATGGTCGCTTTCAGAATTGGAAACTATCGGCTGCCGGTGAAGACCATTCAGGTCGGCGCCTTTGCCCAGACGATGAAGCTGCACGACAGCGAGCAGAACCCCTACACGCTGGACATGGTGATCGAGTTTCACCGCCCGTGGTGCGTCATGAACCGCCCTGTCGCCATGAACGACAACGCCGTTCTATCGTGTGGAGCATAGCCATGGGGATTTTCGACGGAGCTTTGGAGTTCGCTAAGCGGGCTCACGGCAAGCAGGTGCGCAAGTATACGCACGATCCCTATTGGGTCCACCTCGTTGAGGTGGCTCAGTTCTGCCAATCGGTCGGCGAGAGCGACGACGTGGTCAATGCAGCCTATCTGCACGACACCATCGAAGACACGCCCACCAAATATGCGCACATCGCCGCGGAGTTCGGCGAGCGCGTGGCTCACCTCGTGATGCAGGTCACCGACGTCAGCCGGCCGGAGATCGGCAATCGAGCGCTCCGCAAGGCTGTCGATCGGCAGTACCTGGCCGGCGCAAGCGATGACGCCAAGTCGATCAAGCTGGCCGACATGATCAGCAACACCAAGTCGGTGGTAGAGGGCGATATCGGCTTCGCCAAGATCTACCTGCCGGAGAAGCGCCTGCTGCTGCGCGTCCTTGGCGGCGGCAACCGCACGCTGATGAACCTCGCATCAGAGACATTGCTGAAAGCTGAAATCGCTTTGGCTGAAGCCTTCGACACTCCCCCTTACGCCATCGAAAGGAACGACGGATGACCAGCAGACAAGAGAACATCGCCAACACCCGTCGCATCCTGGCTGAACGCTTCCCCGGCGCCTTCATGGGCAAGGGCAAGTGGAAGCGGCCACTGGCGATCGGCATTCACCAGCAAGTTTTCGAAGCAGCGCCTGACCTGACCAAGACTCAGATCAGGAGAGCCATCGGCGATTACTGCAACGGTCCGATGTATCAGCGCAACCTGAAGAGCGGCGCCCAGCGCGTCGACATCGCAGGCACTGGCGTCGACGTCGTGACCCCCGAGCAGGCGCAACTGGCTCGCCAGTTGATGCACAAGCGAGGCTGGAACAAGTACAAGCAGCGCCCCGTACCACTGAAGCGGGCAGCCTGAGGTGACCCCGTCCAACGCCATTGCGATCCCTGCGGTCGCCGGTCGTTTCCGTGAGTACCACGCCAAACACGCGGCATGGGGATCACTCCACATCGTCCTCGACGATCTCAACGTCAACGATGCGAACGTTTGGTTCTGCATCGAGAACGCACGAGAGAAAGAGGACATCGAGGGCGAGGAGCTGGGCTTTCTGCTGCTCAACATGAGCAAGACCCAGCGCAAAAAGATCGCTCAGACCTGCTGAAAATCAATCGGAGACTACAATGATCTGGCTTATCCTCCTGCTCAATGCAGGCATCTCCTACTGGAACGCTTACGTGTGCGGCAAGTCCTGGGCAGAAGCCAAGGCGCTCGGCGGTCCCGTGCAATTCCTGGTCTGGTGCGGCGCGATCCAAAGCGCGATCGGCTTCAGCTCAGTCATCGCGCTGCCGCTGATGTATCTGGTCCACGCGGTGCTGCCGGGCTACTTCACCGACGTCTACTTCAAAGGCGCAATCAGCCTCTGGTATCTGTCGATCATCTTCCCTGCCCTCGGCACCGGATTCGCCATCATGATCGAGAGCTGGGTCGCAGCGTACCGCGAGCGCAGCCTGCTCAACATGAGCGCCGCGGCGTGGAACACCTACGCTCAGATCCACAACACCATGAGTGCTTTTTCGAACATCGGCAGCGCATTCAGCGCGGTTGCGGATGCCATCGGCAATCTGATCCCCGGCAACGATGACGACGACAGCGAAGCTTTCGGCCTGGCTGTGATCGGAGTCGCCATCATGATCATCACGGTCTCGGTTTCGCTGCTCGGCGGTGCCTTCCTGACCTACATGATCATCCAGAAATATGCCGGGACAGTGCCGATGCCGAGCCGCGATTTGGCGCGAGCCTGACGTGGGCTGGAAGGAACGAAAGGCGGAGCGCATCGAGGCATTCTCGAAGCGCTTCGGAAAGAAGATGGTTACCTGCAGCGCCTGCTCAGGGTCTGGCTATTACGACAACGACGGATCTCCTCCGTGCAGATGCTGCGGCGGCACTGGCAAGGAAATGGAACGCTGATGCTCAAGGCAAAGCAAATACCTGACCGTTGCCGGTCGTGTCGGCATCTCTGGACCGGTGGCATTAAGAACGGAAAGTTTGATCGCTGGTGCAGTCGTCACTCATCGCCGGCACCGAAGGTTGAGCCGCACTGCCGCAATGTCGGCGGCTACGCTGACAAGGACGCTAAGACCTCATCGCAGCTTCGATCCTGCTCTTCCTAATCGCCCTCACCTTCTGAAGCATCTCAGCGTGGGTGAATGTCGGAATGCCCATCTTTGTGCCGGCAACGGAGATGGCCTGCTGCGCCAGCTCCGGCGTGACATCGAACCAGTCACCGAAGAGGCGGCGCTTGCCCTTATCGAGCAGGTCCGCCGCTTCTCCAAACAGGCGCGTTGCGAGCATGTCGCCCGCCGTCCAGACGACGTCGTGAAGAGTCAGCTCTTTCCAGCTGCCGAGCTGGATGGCCTTCATGCGATCCTTCAGCTGACGTGCCCAGCCAATTCGTAGCGGCCGACCCCCTGAGGGACCGGCCGCGTAGACGCAGGCGAACTGAAGTTCATCAAAAATAGCGCGTTCCGGCTTTGAAGAAAGCCAGGGAACTCCGCACACAATCTCAGCTCTCTGCATGACGCCAGCATTATAGCGTGGTGTTTGCTCGAATGCAAATAGCGCTTGCGTCGCCCGCAAATTCGAATTACCGAATGCAAATCAGATGGAGCCCCCATGACCGACACGAGATTGATCCTTTCCGCCGCTGCCCTTCGCATCACGTCAGACGAACTCGCTGCGCTGCTCCGGCTGCAGGCTGAGATCAAGGCTGGCCTGATCGTCCACAATCCGACCGAGAAGAAAGACTGTCGGGCCGGCATCAACATGAACGCGATCCTCAACGAGGCATCGTGCGGCACCACTGGCTGCATCGGCGGCTGGATGTACCACTTCATCTTCGAGGCGACCGGCCACACACCCGCTACCACGGCGTTCCGCTATGTGCAGGAACACCACAGCAAGCCGCTCAAGGCGCTTTTCTTCCCCTTCACCGATCACAACGAGAAGCCGGTCCTCGACAGCTACGGCGACGAGATCGACTTCCCGTATGAGCTGATCGACACCGACACAGTCCTGCTCGCGATCGAGAACTTTCTCGCGAACGGCTACCCCGATTACCAGGGCATCCTCGCTTCCGAACTGGAAGAAGTTTGATGCCCGACTACCAACACCTCCGCGATCAACTTCGAGCAGACCTCCATGCGGGGGCCAGAAAACGTCTGCTCAACATCATAAGGAGACGAACCATGGATCCCTCGCACGGTGAAATGACTGCAACCACTCTCGAAACCCCGCTCAATGGCGAGGTTCTTCCGCCGGAAGCTTCGGCGGCTTCTGAAGCCCCGGCAACGAACTACCCGATCGGCAAGATCGACTTCAACAAGCCCATCATGGTTTTCGATCGCCATGGCGACGAGATCGGTCCCGGCACCGTCGTCCTCGTGCTTCGCTCGGCCTCATATCCGGTCGTCGTGAAGTTCGACGAGCACGGCGTCGATACCATCGACCAGTTCGACACGGACGGCGACGGAAGCACTGGCGACTACGAAATCCAGCAGACCTGGGACGAGACGCCCGGCGTGGTCTGGGGTGCCCTGCTCGACGACGATGGCGAACTGGTCTTCAGCGAAGACGGTCCGTTCAAGTCCGAGGAGCAAGCCAAGCACATGACCAGTGACGACAACGTCATCCTGATCTTCCCGCTGACGCTGCCCGAGCGTTCCCCGGCTGTTGCTGCGGCGCCGGCAGAAGACGAGGAAGGCGACGATGACGCATCGGACAGCTCCGCCACGCTGGCGCCGGCTGATCCTGATGCTCCGGTGCTGGAGCTGTACGTCGGCGGACGAACCCGCCGCGTCGGCGAGCAGGTCAACGCCTACCGCAACAACTACGGCACCCGCCCCTGCGAGATCCTCAAGATCCGCCGCGTGCCGAGCCACAAGTCGCTCTTCATCGATCCGAAGGACGGCAACAATCCGTACTGGGCGCTGAACAAGAACATCCGCACCTGGTGATCTGAAACACAAGGCCTGCTCCTCACGGGGCGGGCCTTATTTTCGAGAAGCTCCCATGCTCCCGACACGCATCGTATCCGAGTCCGAATTTACCGATCGCATTCGCGCCATTCTGATGACCGAGAACCTCGATCACATCGGCGCAGTTACAGGGCCTGGCCGGTCCGGCGCAGTCGCCGCGGTCTACGCCTCCCACATCCTTGGCATCCCGTTCATTCCATACGGCTCGCTCTGCCCCGACAAATTCAAGCTGCTGATCATCGACACGGCGCGCGAAAGCGGCCGGACGCTGCGCAAGGCAGCCAAGCGCTACGAATACGCCGACCCCACGGTCATCGTCTGCTTCGAAGAGCCGCCGCGGGTGGCCTTCTGGTACGAAGCCCGCAAGCCGCAACGCTTCCGCCATGAGAAGCCGATCGAGCGGGTGGCGGCATGAAGCGCATCATCATCATCGCCGCGCTGTTGCTGGCCGGCTGTAGCGACAATCCACCCGAACCGCGCTCGGTCTGCACTCAGGTCACAGGCGTCTATGCCTGCGGTAAAGGCGGAACATGCAAGCAGTGCGGCAATTGGGAGATCGGATGCCCGAAGCCGCTGGAATTGAGAGAGAGGGCTGACGGCAGCGGTCAATTGATCTGCCGGATAAAGCGCAAGTCTGACACCTGCCTCCTCACGACTGACAAAGAAAATCCGGACCGATGCGATGGAAGTAAATAACCCGAAAGGGACGCGCTGGTCGGACGCAGAAATGCAGATTCTGCGCGGCCACCCGAGAGCGCCTGCCTCTGACCTCGCAAGGCTGCTGCCTAAGCGAAGCGTCAAGGCCATCATGAACAAGCGAGCGGATACAGGCACGAACGCCAACCATTGGTCAGGCGCAGAGCTTGTGATCCTGCACAAAAACCGCACACTTCCGTCATTCGACCTGATGCCTCTCCTGCCCGGTCGCAGCGAGAAGTCGATCAGCAACCGGCGCGAACGCTCTGGCCTGCATTTCAAGGCTTGGTCCACATCCGACATCGTAAAGATGATGGAGCTTGCTCCACGTCATACAGTATCGGAAGCGGCGCGCATCCTGGGCATCTCGACCCATCGCATCAAAATCAAAGCCAAGGAACTGTCTGTCGAATTTCGAGCCAGACCAGCACCGAAGCTCCGACTCACCGTCGATCCGCTCGTCGAAGCGATCAGACATCAAGCCTACGGACACCCACATGGGACAACCCAACACCACCAACGAACGCCGGACTCAAAATGAGCGGCGCAGCTATCGGCTCACCGGACTCGAAGCATACGACCAGGCCGACCAGCTTCTCGAAGACAGCATCACGCTCGCTGGTCTTCGGGATGCGCTGGAGTCTGGCAACGGCGTGCGAAGTCTCCGCTTCTGAGCCTACCGATCTAACAAAAAAGCACAGAGCCTTCGAAAACGAGGGCCGTCCACACCTGCGGAGACATCGGGGGATGAGCAGATGCAACTTAAATAAAAAGAACCAGCGTAAAACAGGGAACAGCGTCAGTGAGTATCAGAACGTTCACCGGGTTCACGAAGTGGATCCGGACCAGTAACCCCCGAGACAGACCACGACTGGAAGTATTTCTACTTCCGTTTGAATATTGACTTGCTTTTTGATTTGATCGAATGCAAATGATAAACGCCATCGGCGGCGGGTGCGGGACATTTCCCCGCTCCCGCTGCCAACCAAGGGCCGAACCATGCCCACTCGCTTGCTCGAATTGGAATTTGAATTGAAATTCAAACGGAGAAATCGATGTCGTTCTACCTCGTGAAGCTTGAACGTGATGGCAACAACGTTCTGATCGAGACCACTCTGTCCGGCTACGGCCCCTACGAGAAGGGTGCGGAGGCTGCTGCAGAAGCCAAGACTCTCGCCAACATCCTTGGCGTCAAAGTGATGCCCCGCCGCATCAGCCAGGCCAACGTGGACTGGCGCGCTCGGCAGGTCGAGCGCATCGCCAACGGTACACTGAAGGCCCTGCCAGAAGGCTGGAATTTGGCGCCGATCGCGGATCACTTCGCTCATCACTATGAGCTGGATCATGCGCTGATCGCTTTCACCGAGAACGAAGAGCTGGCGATAATCGACCGCGTCACCGCCTTGACAGCAGGTCGCTACATCACCCGCTTCTATCCTCATGTGGACGATGCCGAGCGCCGCCGTCTGATCGCTCTCATCGATCCGAGCAATTACATCTTCTACGCCACGACGCCGGAAGACATCACGATGGTTTACAAGGAAGGCCCGTCATCCTGCATGGATGCGCGGCACAGCTTCAACCATCTGCCGGTATGGCCGACGTCAGTCTACGGCGCCGGCGATCTGGCTGTCGCTTATACCCGCAACGCACGCGGTGCTATTCAGTCGCGTTCGCTGTGCTGGCCGGAGAAGAAGCTTTTCGGTCGCTGCTACGGCGATGAAGCCCGCATGCGCAAGGCAATGGAGTCCGAGGGCTTCGAATATCTCGACTACGACGAAGACGAGAATTTCGAAGGCGCCCGCCTGCTCAAGATCCAGCGCACCGACGATAAGGGCTATGTGCTGCCCTACTTCGACAACATAGCGCTCGCCATCGATAAGGGCGATCACTTCATATGCTCGAACAAGCACAATCCTGGCGATGTTGTCCTGCATTCTGGCGGCACTGGCGGATACGCTTATCCGCAAAAGCACTGCCCGAAGCGCGGCACGCTGGAGCATTTGGACTCCTTCAAGTTCGTCCACGGCGCGAACGAAGAATGGTCCCGCGATGCCCGGACCCGCTTCAGCTTTACCTGCGACGGGACGGGTGAGATCTGGGCCATCGAATATCGGGTTCGCCTCGGTAATGGTTTGGTGTGGTGCCAGAAGCACGCTGACGAGCATGCCGGCAAGTGCGAACTGACAGGCAAGTTCTACCCGAAGGATGAGCTGATCGAGCACGAAGGCAAGACGATCCACGAGAGCATGCTGCCGAGCAACATGTCGCTCAAGCCTTCCGACGTGATCAACTCGATCACCATCACGGTCGATCAGGATAACAATCGCTGGTTTTCAGCATCTGTCGACCAATTGACTTCCGTGCAGGAGATGCTCGGTCGTCAGATGGATCGCGAATATCGGCGGCAGTTCCTGGGCAGCTGGCCTGCAGTTGCTCCCGACGAAATGCCTCGTTGGCGAGCGATCAACACCATGGATGGCCGCACCGTGTTCGCTCAGGACTCGGGTGATCAGGTCAACCCGATCCGCAACGGAAGCATCTCCGGCCACGGCATCGAGATGGTCATCATCGACGATCCAATCAACAACGCAGCTTAACGAAAGTAATCATCATGTCTGAAGACCTCGCAATGATCCGCGAGATGCTTACCTATCGGCGCCCCTCCGGCTCACTGTCGGAGCGGGCGTTCATCGAGCGGTTCATCAAGCCGCTCGGTGTCACCGAGGACGCGCATCGCAACTATTACAAGATCGTCGGCGACGAACCGCCGACCATCATGTGGTCGTCGCATACTGACAGCGTCCATCAGGCGAATGGCCGGCAGAGCGTCCATCTCGACCAGACGGGCTTCCTGCGGCTGCCGAAGAAGTCCAAGTCGGATTGTCTCGGCGCCGACTGTGCGGCCGGCATGTGGATTATGATCGAAATGATCAAGGCCAACGTGCCAGGGCTCTACATCTTCCATCACGCGGAAGAAATTGGTTGCAAAGGCTCGATCGGCATCGCCGATAAGTCGCCGGAGTTCATCAAGGACATCAAGGCCGCCGTCGCCTTCGACCGTCGCAACATCAACGAGGTGATCACGCATCAGCGCAGTCGCACCGCGTCCGATGCATTTGCCCGTTCGATCGCTCAGCAGCTGCCGGAGCGGTTCGAGCCGAGCGATAAGGGCTTCCTGACCGACACCAAGATGTACATGCACCTCATTCCGGAGTGCAGCAACATCTCGGTCGGATACTTCGACGAGCACACGCCGCAGGAGCGGCTCTACGTGCCGCATCTGATCCAGCTGCGCGACCACATGATCAAGATCGATCAGTCGAAGTTCGTCATCGAACGGGAGCCGGCTTATGCGCCGATCAAGCCGAAGAAGCCGAAGCTGTTCCCTCAGGCAACGAGCTTCGGTCACAACAATCCCAAGGTGAACTACCTGGAGCCGAAGACGCTCTACGACCTTCTCTGGCTCTATCCCGAAGAGTCCGCAGAGGCGCTCCAGGAAATGGGCATCACCTTCGACAACATCAGCGAGGCCGTGCTTCAGCGCAGCTTCAAGTTCTCAGCCTGACCCCATCGCACAAGACAAGGATACGACCATGAAGCTCGGAATGCAGGAACACACCGACGTCTCCAGCGGCGTCCAGAACGAAATCGCGATCGCCTTCGAGGCGAACGCCGTCGCCTTCTACGCTCAGATCTCCGGCCTCGCCAAGGACAAGATCGGCTACCCGATCCGCGAGCTTGCGACCAACGCCTGGGATGCGTCCCGAGGCCGGTTCGAAATCTTCCTGCCGACCCCGCTATCGCCGTTCTACCGCGTCCGTGATTACGGCCCGGGCATGTCGGCCGACACCATGCGCGACGTCTACGCCCGGCTCTATGCCTCGACCAAGCGCGGTTCCAACGACGAGGTCGGCGGCTGGGGTCTGGGTTCCAAGAGCCCGTTCGCCTACCTGATCGGCGACGGCGGCGCTGGCTCCTACACCGTGATCTCCTACAACGGCGGCATGGCTCGCACCTACGTGCTGTCGCTGTCGCAGACCGGCGCTCCGGTGATGCGCATGCTGGCGGAAATCCCCTCCGACGAGCCGTCCGGCATGGACGTGTCTTTCCCGGTCAAGCGGGAGGACATCCGAACCTTCCACGACCGCGCCAAGTCGATCCTGTGGTCGTTCCAGCCGCGTCCGACGATCACCCCTGCGATTGCCTGGGCCGAGCCGATCGTGCTCGCCTCGGGTGAGGGATGGGCGAAATACGCCTTCGGCAAGGTTCCGTTCTACGGCCCGCAGGTGCGCATGGGCTGCGTGATGTATCCGCTCGATCTAAGCCAGCTTAAGACCACTGGCTTCCTGACCGAAGAGGATCACATCGTGTTCGACGCGCCGATCGGCTCGCTGAAGGTCACGCTGTCCCGCGAGGAGCTGGCCTACGACGACCGCACCAAGGCGACGCTGTCGGCTCTGGTGAAGGCTTACGAGGACAACGTCGTCAGCCAGGTCAGCGCCAAGGTCAACGAGGCGACGGACTATTTCAAGGCTTGCCAGCTGTTCGAGGAAGCGACCAACGACCTCGGCATCCATCGCCAGGGCAAGCTGCGCGAGATCGTTCGCTGGAATGGCCGGGAAATCAACATCTGGATCTGCGAAAGCAAGGAGCTGTTCAAGACCATGTTCCTGCGGCAGGGCTGGTTGACTTTCGACAAGTTCGACCATCATGCGGTTCGCACCTCGATCTGCGACGAGGCCAAGATCGTCCTGGAGCACAATCCGCTCTATTCGCTGGCTCGCATGCAGGCTGCTGGTATGCTGGGCCAGAAGCTGCTCTGGGTTCGCTGCAAGCGCTACAATCGCGATGCCGTACTGACCGCTCTCGGTAATCCAGAGGTCGTCGATCTGGACAGCTTCAAGGTCCAGGTCGATCGCACGGCTCGGTCCAAGACCACGAAGCGCCGCAAGGTGCTTTCGCTCACCCCGGCGGGTGGCGTTCATCGTTCGGTCGAGGACGTCGATATGTCCGAGGGCGGCTACTACGCGGTGCAGACCGGGACTGGTCGGCGCCGACGCAGCGAGACGTATTACCTCAGCGATACGATGTACAGCATCAACGGCGATGCGCTCGACGACGCTCTGGAAACAGCCATCTCTTTGGGTGCGCTCGATCCGATCGATATCCTTCTCAAGAAGGATACTGACGTGCTCGGCGACAACTGGCTTCCGATCGGTCCCGAGCTGGTGTCCGCGCTGACATCGAAGCTGGATGTGTCCGAGTTCACCGGACTCCACAAGAAGAACATCCATAGCCTCAACAGCCGCGTCCGCGTGCTTGCTGAGACGATGGATCTGACTGGCGCTCCGGCTGATCTGCTGGAGTTCCGGGCCGAAGCGAAAGCTTTGGCTGTGGCGCTGCGTGCCCAGGGTGAAGGCAAGGTCTCGAATAGCGACCGCGCTCACTCCGCTCTTCAGAAGCTCGGTCAAAAGGTCGATCTGCCATCCGTCTCCGATCCGCTCGCCGCAATCGAGCGTCGGTACGAAACGCTGGCCGAGAACACCTACCCGTTGCTGGCTCTCATCATGACGAATGCCGGCAATTACTACCATCGAAGCTCGGATGTTCAGCGCAACCTGAACGAATACTTCAAGCTTCTGGCACGCGTACCTCTTGTCTCGGAAGTGCCGACACCTGTCGCTGCAAACGATTACGAGTTCGAAGGCGACGTCGAGGTGGACGATGACGAGTTCGAAGGCGACATCGACGTCGCCGCATAATCAACGAGGAAATCATGATCACCAGCGTCATCAGCGACACGTCGATCACGTTCTTTGCCAGGGGTCGTCCGTGGACCCTGGCATCGGACCACCCGGCTTTCGACACCATCAAGTCCCTCCTTGCAAGTAATACCGATGATGAAGACGAGCTGGTTCGGCTGACTGACGTCCGGGTAGGCGTGACCGAAGCAACAGAGGGACGGGCCGTCCTCACCGACGACGGCCTGTTCCTCGACGGCGAGCAGCTCTCAACCAGCTGGGAAATGAAGGCAGCTTCTGAACCTACGGCAATGAAGGTGCTGCTGGTCAGCGCGGGCGACAAGGTCCGCGTTGAAGGCGACGAGGATGCACCGGACGGCATCTACGTGGTCGGTGAAGTCGACAACCAGGACGTTGACAAGCGTGTCTACGTCGAAAGCGACGAGGACTTCTTTGGCTTCGTTGCCAACACCTCGATCAAGGAAATCATCAGGGACTGATTGATCGGCCCTGATCAAACGGAGATTGAAATGGACTTCCTGAAATTCAAGAACGCGGTGGCCAAGCAGTTCGACACGCTTAGCAAGAACCAGCTGTTCTGCACCGCGGTCGAGAAGGATGACCTCTGGGCCACCTATATCGAAAGCTTCCCGGCCGGTACCAACCCAATCTTCCGGGAGCGTACCGAGCATGACTGCAGCTGTTGCCGCCAGTTCATCCGGGCGATCGGCAACGTCGTTGCCATCGTGGACGGCAAGCCCGTCAGCATCTGGGACACAGTGATCGCCGAACCGGCCTACCAGACGGTGGCCGATGCCATGGCCAAGCTCGTGAAGAGCAAGCCGATCTCGGACGAGTTCCTCAGCTCCGAGCGCAAGGCCGGTACCGACAAGACCTACGAGGACATCGTCGACAAGGTTCAGACCTGGTCGCACTTCTTCGTCAACATCCCGGCGGTCAACTTCTGCACCGGAAAGGACATCGCCACCAAGCTGTCAGATACCCGGTCGACGCACGACGTGTTCCTGCGCGGACTTACCGAACTGACGCTCGACTCAGTGGATACCGTCCTGGAGCTGATCGCCCAAAACTCGCTCTACCGGGGTTCGGAATACAAGAACACGCTGCACACGTTCCGCAACCTGAAGTTCGAGTTCGAAAAGCTGCCGGTCGCCGACCGCGATGCCTATGTCTGGTCCAAGACCAAGATGACGCATGGCGCGATTGCCCGTGTCCGCAACACCTCGATCGGCACCATGCTGATCGACCTATCAGCCGGTGTTGATCTCGAAGATGCTGTCCGCAAGTTCGAGACATCGATCATGGCGCCGTCGAATTACAAGCGGCCGACCGCCCTCGTCAGCAAGGCGATGGTGGAGAAGGCAAAGGCGACCATCGCCGAGCTGGGACTGACGTCGGCGCTCGATCGCCGCTTCGCCACGCTGACGGACATCAGCATCGAGAACATCCTGTTTGCCGATCGGGATGCCCGTAAGGTCATGACGGGCGACGTTTTCGACGCCATCAAGACCAAGGCATCGAGCCGCAAGCTGGACAAGGTCGAGGAAATCCCGATCGATAAGTTCATCGCTGAGGTTCTTCCGAAAGCCGAGTCGATCGAGGTCATGTTCGAAGGCCGGCACCAGAACAACCTGGTCAGCCTGATCGCCCCTGTCGATCCGGTCGCGCTGCCGCTGCTGAAGTGGGACAACAACTTCTCGTGGTCCTACAACGGCGACATGGCGGACTCCATCAAGGAGCGCGTCAAGAAGGCCGGCGGCAACGTCAGCGGCGACCTGTGCTGCCGACTCGCCTGGAGCAACCTCGACGACCTCGATTTCCACATGCGAGGGCCATCCCACGAGCACATCTACTACGGCGCCAAGCAGGCCCCGCGGACTCTTGGTCGGTTGGACGTGGACATGAATGCCGGCATGGGCAAGACCCGCGAGCCCGTCGAGAACATCTTCTACGGGGATCGCCGGCTGATGCGGGAGGGCGAGTATCGCCTCCAGGTGAACCAGTTCACACGCCGCGAGAACACCAACATCGGCTTCGAGGTCGAGATCGACTTCATGGGGACGATCTGGAAGTTCGCCTACGACAAGCCGATGAAGACCGGCGAAACCGTGACCGTGGCGACGTTCCGTTACAGCCATGCCAATGGCGTTCAGATGATCGACTCGCTGCCGGCAACGACGGCGTCCAAGACCATCTGGAGCATCCCGACGCAGGAGTTCCACAGGATCAACCTGATGATGCTGTCGCCCAACTTCTGGAACGACCGCGGCATCGGCAACAAGCACTACTTCTTCATGCTCGACGACTGCCTCAACGACGGCTCGGCGCGTGGCTTCTTCAACGAGTTCCTCCGGGATGAGCTGACGCCGCATCGCAAGGTCATCGAGATCGTCGGCTCGAAGATGAAGACCGAGCAGTCGATCAACCAGCTCTCTGGTCTCGGCTTCTCAAGCACTCAACGCAATGACCTCATGGTGCGGGTCAAGAGCAACTTCAACCGGACCGTCAAGGTCGTATTCTAAAGGAGAACTACATGTTCGAAAAAGCTTCCCGCCTGAAACTCCGCTTTGACTCGCCGGTCAGCGCGTCGCTGTTGGTCGAGGATCTCTGGGGTCTGCCGCTCACGTCCACCAAAACCCGGCCGGTCGCCAATCTGGACGACATCGCAGTCGCCCTGCACAAGCAGCTGAAGAATGACAGCGACGTGTCGTTCGTCGTCAAGTCCCGCAAGTCGGACGAGACGATCCAGCTGAAGTTCGACATCGTCAAGCACATCATCGAGGTTCGCGTCGCCGAAGCCGATGTTGCTGCCGAGAAGAAATCGAACAGCGACAAGAAGCAGAAGATCCTCGCACTGATCGCCGACAAGGAAGACGACGCCCTCGCCGGCAAGTCGGTCGACGAGCTGCGAGCACTGGCCGAAAGCCTCTAATCGCATCCGGGCGGATGGCTTCGGCTGTCCGCCCACTTGCTCGAATTGGAATGTGAGATGACCGAAAGTGAAATGGAATGCTTGCGCAAGCTCGTCGTGCCAGAGAAGGTGCCGCTGATCGGAGCCTGTCCCGGCCCTGACCGCACGCTGCTCTACGGATACGACGTCGATCGCCGCACCTGGCATGTCTACCAGAACGCCGGCCGCATCCGTCGCCTGATTTATCAGGGAGAGCACACGCCCTTCATCGACAACATCGTCGACGAGAAGCTCGATGCACGCCTCTTGGTGCCGAACAAGCGCCTCTATCCAGACGCCTGCGACTTCGCCTTCT